CGAACATAGCCGTTGCCGTACTTGTAGGTGAGGTTCACGAGGCCATTACCGAAGTTCACGAACCAGGCGTAGTAGGCCGAGTACTCCGAGGAGGACCAATACCAAGATTCCGTCCACTGCGTAAATATGCCAGCAGTAACAGCCTTTGCAAAAATGGCGTGCGAAGTGCCAACCGTGTAACCCTTGGATTTATACCAGTACATTCTACAATTTTCACCTTCGCTGGGGAGATACCAGTTATGTTTCTTGAATTTATCGTTCAAGACCTCTCCAGAACGAAGTACCGTAGGCTGGTAGGCGTAGCAATATGATGCTGCCGGATAGTAATACTGCTGATACTTTGCGGTATCGCTATTTGCGGCAACCAAGTTGTTGATACAGGTCGTTACATTCTGGTATTCCGTCTCAGATGCAGTCTCTGAAGGAATAGGCAAATTGATACCAGAGTCGTTTAGAATCTTGTTCCTATGCTGGATAATTCGCAGAGTCTTCAGTTTACCAATAGGCATCTTTTCACCAACCAAATACGTCTTTCCATCAAGAGATACCTCAGTCGTAAGAGTAACAAGCTGCATATCTCCAGGAGCCGTATTGGTTGCAAAAATCTTGAAACCATCGGCATCACCGGCGCTCGTTTCGTCACGGTACTGCTCATCAGTAACATAGTTTTCATTGATACCACTTGTGATATTGTCAATCGAAACAATATCGTAAACGCTATAAGTAGATTCGTCTGAAAGCGTAAGATCGGCAAATCCGTTATCAGCATCGTTATACAGGCCCCAGGCACGCGTTGTAGGCGCGGTATTCTGGAGGGCCACCATACGGCGATCTGTGCTGTCGTCCGGGTTGATGTAGAAGCATACGCCAACCGGGGTCTTATCCTCATTAAGACTGTCTGAATAAGAACCATCTGCATACACATAGTCACCAACTTCGGCAGCACGGTCAAAAATACCAACCGTCTTTGCGCCGTTGATAGTCGTGTATGAGCCATCTTTGTATGTCTCAATCGCAACACCAACCGTTACGTAGTCAGCCTCACTGGAAAGTTGCGATACGTGGAGTAAACCAGTTTTAGTGTTGATTAACACCTGTCCGTTCAATGACGGCTGGCTGACATTCCAGGTAATCTTCGTGAAATTGTTCGCGTATCTGGAAGAAGGGTTGATGACATATTGATAGTCAGCATTCGCCTCGTGCGTATAGGTGTCACCACCGATTCCAGCAGAGGTAAGAACCGTCTTGTTGTACGTCATCAACAATCCTTTGTGTTCCGCAGAGTTTGCATCATCCACGTTACCCCACTTACCGATGATCAACGCCTTCATTGCAAAGGTGATTGAAGAACCGGAAGAAGGCTCATTCACGATCATCGAACCAGTCAGGATAGATGTGGAAATATTCGCAAGCCATTCAATCATAGATGCGGATGCGGACGGCCAGTTGATATTTTCAATCTGTAAAACGCTCACGTTCGCTCTGGCGTTAAAGGCACCAAATGCTAAACCATAAGAATTGAATGAGCCAACGTTCGAGCCAATGCGAATCGTTCTAAGATATTGATACCCATCAAACGAAATTGTCGTAATGTTCGGAACATTGTCAATGTCAATCACGGTCAGCTTACCAGGAAGGTTTGCCGTAATAAGGTTTTCAGATTCTGGAAGGGCGACTTCTGTGATGGATGTCCCAGACAGGTTAATTGTATTCGCACGAATCAACTTAGAAGCATCAAACGTTCCACGAATACCAACGCACCCGTTGAGCGAAATTGACTTTAAGCCAGTAGCATTATCAATAACGAATTGCTGAGGACGGAACGCGGGAATACTCTCGCCCGTTGTGCTATCCACATACATCGTTGACGGCTCTGCGATGAAACTCGTGAGTCGCTTACCCTGAAGGATAAACGTAGAATCGGCCTTACAACTGATATTACCGACATTACCGAAGTTACGATAATAGTTGGACGCAAAGATTGCAACACCAGTATCACCGTTTACACTTCCCAGGTTAAAGTTGTAAGTCTGGCCAGGAGCAAGACGGATATGCGGATCAATCGTATTTGCACCAACGTTTGCTGTTGGATAAATGTACTGGTGAGGCGTAACCTGAATGACGTAAGATGCAACTGTTCCATCGGGATTAGGATAACCCTGGAAGCCGAATGACGAGGCCGTATCATCAAGACCGATAGAACCAGATGCTGCATATTCAAAATCTCCCCAACGAGCATAAGAAGCTGCATAAACAAGACGGCGTTTCATATACTGACGTTCGGCCTCCAGCTGATTTCCGATAGACTGTGTGATCGGAGGAATTGCACGACCACCAGTTGAAACATATCCAAGAGATGCGGGATATTCATAACGTATTCTTGCCTGCTCATTCCAAGCAACAGCAGGGAAATATTCTTGTACGGAGAAGAAATACTTATGGAGGAATCCCCAAGGAGTTGTTTTCTGCGCATCGGTAAGACCAGGAAGATTATCGTTCACGCTCACAAGTCGGCTCATAGTCGTAAGGATGTTGTGCATCATCGACTGGAGTTCAAGCGTATTCTCATACATCAATTCGCAAAGGTTGAAGAGCACGTTGGCCCCGCCTTCGTAAAGAGATTGGTTGCTTCCTTCTGCGCACGGGTGCATACGATCGATATAATACGGCTTGGTCTGACGGCCAGTATTGTCGGTCTGGAAGATTGTGTCAAGGTCGTCCTGATGAAGCTCGAACAATCCGGTGCCTGGATCAAGAACATAATAGGTGTTCTTGGAACAGTTGTCAGTTCCGGCAATGAAAAAGTTCACATAGGCATAGTGGAACTTCAAGGAATCAACGTTGAAATAGCTTCCGATATTTGCTTTCGCGTGTGCAGCAATCGCGGCGATGAAGGCGTTGTTCAAATCAGAATATTTGCTCTGGTTGTCAGCCGTAATTGCTCCCGAAGTCATCGAATCGGTGCTAAGGTTCCTTACCGCATAGGCAGTTCCATTCCACATTCCAGCGTGAACGAACGTTTCAGCTTCGCTATCATAGCGGAAAAGGCAATAACGATAGGTTCCCTGGGTAAGCCAATAAGCCATCGTCTGATCAAGCGATGTATCAATTATAAACTGCTCATACGTTCCATTGTAGTAGGTAATGCGCGGATTATGCTGATAGAGGAAGTTCCAAGCATCCTTAATTTTGTTGAGCGTGTCATCTATCGGAACCTTCCTTCCATCAACTGTCTGGGTGACGCATTTGTCCAGATCAATATTGACCTGATTTGCGGTGGGATAACCATATCCGTCAACTTCATCATCGTCATAGTGAGGAAGAACCTTGTGGTCCCAAGGAACCCGCATATCCGTAAGAGGACTGTTGTTTTCAGCACCTTCAATCATACAGAATAGACGATGTGAGGACTTCTTGAATCCCCAGGTCGGATCATCCATCTTTCCTGGGCCGAACGTGCAAGCACCACGGAACAAAGGTGTGCTTGATTCCGTTTCCTGAGTGAAGTAGAAGAACGGCTCTGTGTATTTTGCAACACGGGCAAGAGGATTTGACTGCTGAATGGTGTTTTGCCCAACAATTGCGGTATGAAGGTCGTTGAAAGAACTGACTCCTCCACAAAGGTGGCTCTGCATCGCAGACGCATAATTGATTTTATTCACCATCTTCTGACCAAGCGGAACGGTCGTTGCTACCTGATAACCCTTTCCACGATACATTCCGTTCGTGTCAATCCAGCCATCTTGAACCCGGATGGTTCCATCCGTAACATCGTAAGTTCCATCCACAAGACCGCCGACAAGAGTAACCGTTCCGTTACCATTGTCCGTAACAGTAATTGAAGAGTGAATCTTCGTCAGCTCAACAGTAATCAGAAAATTAACATCCTTGATTTTTGTCTGAATATTCGAATAGAAGTACGTATTTGCAGTTGTTCCCTGACGGCTTGACTGCAAGCATTTTACCGAATTATCTTGAAGCCAAGCGAGGTATGCTGCTTTACAAATTGTACCAGAACAGTCTGGATTAATTGTTCCATCCTCATTGTACTGATATATCTCCCAGTAACATCTTTGTTTCGCGGAAAGGAGCTGGTAGGGCTCAATTCCGTGATAGATAAGGACGCGCTTACCCTTTTCACGAACTTTGTTGGCAGAAATGAGACCGCTTTCAGAGTCGAGAATATCATTGTCGCTACGAATCTTTAACTTCTCTGAAGATGTAGGAAGCGTAGAGATATAGTTTTTGACAATGTTGGTGGCAGAAAGCTGCTTGTTGCTATAGCAACGGATAGAATAAATATCGATGTCGGCAGAGTCCGAACCAATTACGATACCACCATTACTCATAGCAGCAGTACAAAATTCATTGTATCGCGTGGTGGAGAAATTAAATTCCCGCTTAATGCTACCGTTGATGAGAACACGGACAAGTGCCATCGGTGTTGCCCCTGTTTCAGCAACCACAGAGTGATTAATGTTAATGCTGAAATGGGTACGAACATCCTCTTCCCATTGCCAATCCTGCTGTGCCTCAACGTTGTTCGATGTGGTAAGCAAATAGGCTCTGAGAGCATCAAAGCGAAGGCCAATCATCTGGCCGGTTCCATCCGTCTCATTGATACCGATAACCTGACCATCCTCAGGGTCAGTCACGTTCCTTATCTTAATGTCAAATTCCAGAGTCATTGAAGACTCCGGATTGGAAAGGAACTGGGCGAACGGGTTGTATTCGATAGTGATTCGTTGACCTGCAAGAACACGAAGAATCTTCTGACTATCTTCCGGGCTGATGATCCATCCATCATTCACACCTGAAAAACCAACCCAAGTCGAAGGGATCAGGGCGTTGTTATCACGAGCGTTCAAAATACGCCGGAAATTAGATTCGGTGTTGTTACGAATTTTCGGGTTAATCAAGAATGTCGAACCAGCCGTAGGAGCGAACGAATCGGAATTATCAACGGTAAGGTTGATAGAATCCGTTCCAATTGATTCCATAAGGACATCATACGTTCCTGTGATATTGCCCTCAACGTCCGTAGTGCGCCTCCAGCAATGAAAATAAGCATCATAGCTGGCCGCTTCTTCTGAACTTTCGCTTGACGCTTCAATTTCAATCGTTACATTCAGGTCCCTACGAGTATTTGTCGGGACAATTTCTTCAACACGGAGGTATTCGACAAGATTCTCGTCTTCTAGGGCGTTTTCAGAATAATTACTGATAACGAACGCAAGGTTCAACGATGCTGTCGTGTCGAGCTCGATCTGATTGTTCGAATTAATCCTTGGAACAAATACGGAGTAGCCGCAAATGCGAGACTGTACATAATTAACTACTGAAGAGACCATCTCCTGAATCATCACATACGGCTGAGTCCTTTGAGCTACAGTTGCCGTTTCGTTGTTGATGACCATAAAGCGGTTCACCAAGTAATCGCTGGTAATCGTGTTACCGTCACCATCAACGCAAGTAAGCCACGCGGTTACCGTATGCACGCCGTGACTAAGAATTCCATAACCGGTCTGTTCAGCAATCGTCCTGGTGAAGTTATCAGTCGTATATTGCGTAATCCCCAGATTGTACGAAAGCTCCATCGTTTGTTGGGAACCGGAAATAAGGAGGTGCAAAGTCTTGTTAACCGAGCCATACACTTGATATGCGATGGTAAAACCACCACCAGCAGCGTCAATCGGAACGTTGTGGTTCTGCTGATTAACGAGATAAAGCGATGTAAGAACGATTGAGTTAAAAATCAAACGTCCAGTTACGCCGGTTTCCATACCGGTCGCTTGAATACGAACCTGATTATCTCCAGGATCAAGGTACTCGGAAATGTCAAATTCCTCGTAGGCATTTGCTGAAGATGGATCGAAAGTGAACGGACGCGTAGAGACTTGGAAAGAACCTCTCGTAACCCATTCTCCAACCGAATACACCTGCACCTGTACAGCAACAATTTCAGCGGTGTCCGAACCGCCTTCAACCGATGTGAAGCGCAAATGTACTTTGGAGGTTCCATCAATACTGATAATTGAATCCGTGTTATCTGGACTTAACACGGACACTGTGGTATTCGCTCCTGGCAAAGTTACCACGTGATTCACTGGTAGGTATGAGGTGGAACCCTGGCGAATCTCGTAAACTGCGTGCGCAATGAGGTCTGCTACTGCGGTTTGGTTTTCCATAACCGCAGTAACAAGAAGATTGAACTCTGTCGCCGACAATTTACCAGCTTCGTTAATTCCACCATTCTCTACTTTTGGAATCAAACTCGAAATGTCTGTTGCCATTGTGTAAATTGTTATAAATTAAAAGCTTATCGGGAAGTCGTAAGTGAACATATCGGTAGTTGACACAACGCACTCAAAATGGTCCTGATCGCTAATTGCGTAATTCAAGACCAATGTATCGGTTGTTCTGTCAAGCGAAGGGTTGTTGGTCCAAAATGATGTGTCCTCAACCATACCTGACGAACCAATCGTGTATTTATGCCAACGAAAAGCTATACCGGTAAGGTCCGTTACCCTTTCTCCACGGAAATACAATTCTGCCTGAAGAGTTGTCTGACAATCCCCATTGTGAAAACTTGAACCGCTGCTGGAAGTGACCTTGACTGAGAAACCAGCAATAATCACTTTCCGAACAGTGAAGGTATCATAACTTGAAGTGGCGGCTACCGTGTAATTACATTTCAACTCAATAATATCGTCATCACTCCACAAAGAAGAAAGTGGTTCGACCGTATAAGTATAGCTCGTTGCTCCAGATATATCGGTCCATACTCCGTTGGAATCCTTGTACTGCCATTGGAATACCGCTTCATCAGGTGAAAAATTGAGACAATTTGCCGTCAGAACAAGGGTCTGTGGAGTAAATGAGTCAAACCCATTGTTACCACCGCAAACAACAACCATCGTGTCGTTGCCTTCAATCTTAATCGTTCGACCAACTATTTCAAGTTGCGCATCAGAAGAAAGGTTGTCCCAACCAAGCGTGACGTTCTGCCCGAACGTTACATCGCCATTAGAATCCCACCGGATATTGTTGTTTGCAAGGTAACCAGAACCATCGACCCGAAGAACGAATGAATTTGTCCTTGTACCAATACTTCCGTTCCCATCATAGTTCAACTTCAAAAGCGGATTCTGGATGGTTCCACCAATACCGCCACGGCTGAACCAAGCGCCATAATCATCGGTCGTGTCAAGGACGGAATCGGTCGGCTGGTATTGCGTAACAAGTCTTCCAGATTCAAGCTGGAAGGCAGATACACAAATCTCGTCCGCATACGAAACAACCGTGTCTGCCGTAATGATCGCTGTGCTATCAGAAATTGCATCCTCTTCCGCATCACTAAAAGTCGGTATCAGCGTAAATGTAAGTGATTCAGACGCAAGCGTTGGAGTAAGTACCTCGAACAATATAGATTCCCGTTTCCAGGCATTCGCTTCGTGCGCTTCAATATAGATAGTCCCAATAAGAAATCCGTTCTGCTGAACAGAAAGCGCAACTGGTTTCTTCGAATTTACCCAAAAAGAAAAACAATACTGCTTTGATATGTGTGAATTCAACCACGAAGATGTCTGCGCGGTTACAGTGGCCCCTCCGGTCAGCTTATACATTTTACCAACCCCTGTCGGATTGGTAGTTGTAGTGTCTTCTTCGCAAGAGCCGGAAATAATTGGAGCAAGCGAATTAATGAACGCGTTTCGATGAATCTTACCGGCATAAAACGTGGAGCCAAAACCATTTTCATCTCCAGCCGTTAGTGTTCCAGACACGTGCGCTGAACCAGAGGTAAAGAGCTTCTGAAGATAGCCACCATATCCGTCAAGCCTGCCAAACACCGGATCAACCACACCGGTAAGCTTACCAATCCGCATTTTTGAAGCATCTGCGAAATTGGCAACGCTGGAAAGAAGGATGATATTGAAATCAGAAATCCAAACTTCATCACCATTTTCAAGACCTGGGAGTGCGATCTTCACGGAACGAAGATGCCTTCCAGACCAATCAACCGTAACGGCGTGGAATTTATATTGCCAATCCGTAGTGACGGCAACATTAAGCGAACCGTCAACACGAACGCCATCGACATATTCCAGAGAAGCTGTTGCTGTAAATGTTTTCGAAGCCTTGATCTTATAGGAAATCAATACTCGGTTTGGATTCGCAACGTACTTATAGAAATCCTGCTTCAAGGTCACAGTACCTTCCGAAGAGTTCTTTGTTATATGAAGAATTCGGTTGTTATCGTTCTGAGACTTTACATACTGGGTAGTTGCGAGTGAACTGTCTGAAAGAACATACTGGGTTTGAGAGTCTTCGTTGTTCGGAACCGCCAATGCAACCGGCCACGACAGACTCGCGTTTCTACCAATCCCGTCTATGACATCCATATACGGTGCCTGGTCATCGCTTGCGGTCAAATAAAGAGCCCCGGAACGGTCAGTGTCAAATAGATTGGTAATGCGAGCAAAATCAAGAAGCTGGGAGGTTGTCGGCGCATCACCCTCCAGCAACGCCCCAACAAAGTATGGCTGTTGGCTATTATCGGACAACGTATCGCTGCCGATCTCCAAGACGGCCATCAACGAATAGATTATGTTCTGTCCGTCAAAATACTGCCGCCTTACTATGTCTCCAACGTGAAGCCCCTGCGTCTTTTTAGAATCTGAGCGCAAGGACACCTTGAATTTTCTATAATTGAATACTGCCATATTACACCAATTCGGTTACAAGGTCTCCTGAGCAGGCATCGCTAACCCAAAGAGAACCGTTAGTTACTGACATCTTCTTGACTTCCAGCTCGTATATCCTCATCTTTTTCCTGACGGTCAAGTTGTCGAATGTCGCGCCATATCCTCCATATAACTTATCGGTCATAATCGCCCACCCAGAACCAGCAAAACCACTTGAAAAGCTTGTCGTGCTGAGAGAGCCAGTATAAGTCGTGTTTCCATTCAGGTGCATACCTCCAATGATACCTTCGATGAAAACCCCGTCCGCAAACATCAGTGCATTTTCAATCAACCCGGTTTTATAAGCATCACTGATAATTGAGAACGCAACCCCCTCAACGGGTTTCCTGAACGTGAAGAACTCGGCATTCTCATCTACCGTATCAAAGTTTACGCTGGCAGAATAATCAAGACTCTGGTTTTTGAAAAGTGAAGTTGTTGCTGCAAGATATATCTGAACAGGAAGCTCAACATTGTGCTGGCTTTCTGAATTGTCAACGTATGTGTACGGAAGACCAAGAACGAACTTTCCATTATCTCCGACCGCGTATGGCCCAGACGTGCTCTGGAAACGAATTCGCTTATTAGCAACAAAACCGCAATTATTCCCATCAACATAATAGGTCTGGAGTACAGTCGGACCTGCATTCCCACAACCGGCCTGGAATGAGTTCGGGAAATTTCCGTCTCCGTATTGAGAGACCATATTGTAAGTACCAGCTGCATTTTTTATTGCTGTCTGGAGGGCAATATAATTTGTCGCGGCTTGCCCGTCTGAATCTCCCAGATTCAACACCATCCCAGGAGCAGAAAAAGACACTATATTGGTTGCGCCACTTTCTACCCTTAGAATATATCTATCCCTGAACTTAAAGCCGTGTTCTGTCTTGATGTGAATGTCCTCATCAAGCTTCATATACGCTATGCTTGGATCAGACTCTTCCACATAAGAATAGAACCATCTTGTATTATTTGCGCCAAGCTGGAAGCCGTGCAGCGCAACAAGTTCTCCACCAACTCCATAGTCTCCATCTACCGTGAGGTCTCCATATACGTGAAGGTCTTTAGTCTCCCAATCAACCGTTGACTTATTGGCGTTACCGGCGTGATAATAGATATTTGATACCTGACCGGAAACATTGTAAATCTCATTGTCATGAGCATATACATTCCCTGCCTTCAGCGTAGATACGCCAACGTTGCCACTGAATAAGACATCTGTATAGTTTATTTTCAGCTTCCCGTCTTCAGAATCCACATAGATAACCTGGTTATTGCCGATGTGAATCCCTTCAGAGCTAATCGTAAGCTTACCAGACACACTCGCATCTTCATCTATGCTAAGAGAACCGTAGATGCGAGCAGAGCTTACAGGTTCATCGCCAGCTGTACGTGAAACGTCAAAAATCAACGTGTTCCCAACGCCAGCCTGAAAGCCATATAATGCACTGAGCTGGCCGGTCATTGAATCACCGGTACGTGCCACATAACCGATTCCAAAATCTCCACCCCCACCACCAGAACCAGATGCGCTGATGGCATTGATAATAGAAACAGCAAACATATATGCCGAATTCTTCATCAATATTGTTGAATAATTCTGGAGCTCGGTGTTAATTGCGGCTGAATCGATTTCGCCAGTCTCCGTTGTCGGAGGGTTTGTCGTAACATCCGGTACATCCACCTGATTGGCAGCAACCATACCGTTATACAGCCTCGTATAGAGGTCGTACAAAACGGTCTGCGGATCAAGAGTCTCCGGGTCAAAATTTAACTGAGCTGCTGCCATTATCTCTGTACTTTAACCTTGTTTGTCAAGAAGCCTGAATGTGATGCCTTCCATGAAGCAATTTTCGCTTTCATTGCGATGAAATTCGGAAGCTGTGTTGACAACGGCTGAGGGCCCATCATAGTTGCCGTCTGTGCTTGTGCTAAATAGCTAACTATATCTGATAAGACATCGGCCAATTCACCGCCAAGAACGGCATCGTCCGTCCCAATGGTTGAGCCAAGATGAACAATGCCATTCTCTACTTGAACCTTGGAGCCGCCAAACTCAACGATAACCTTATTGTCATCCAGGGTGATTTTTGCATCGCCGTGAACGAACTCAACTTTGTCCTTGTTAATCTCTACTGTGCTGTCATCCTCACCGGCGGTCACCTTCTTCTTTTCGGTATCAATAACCTCGATCATAGTATTGTCTTCGCCATCGGTGACCTCAGTGGTTATCTTATCCTTCTCATAAAGGGTTTTTGAATACACGCCGGTTTCTTCAAGTTCCTCTATGTCTGGCCCATTTTCATCACTCGGGTCAAAATCCTCACGCTCCTTAACCTCAATAATGACCTTATCGTGAGAATCAAGCTGAATGAGGTCAACGTGCGAAAACATCGTAACATATTCCTTACTTGAAACCGGATCACGAACAATCGTTACGTCAGAATATAGCTTTGGTATAATTACGTAGCCCTTCGTGCTATCTTGAATGGCACTCAAATATACGTTTTCGTGAAGTCCATAATCGGGATTTGACGTTGCCTCAACAATAGAACCGACATATTCCTGAACATCGACTGTCCCGGCATAGTCACCATCCAGATGAATCGCTTTTACATAGCCAAATATTTGACCAACGTCATATAGTTTCCCTTCTTTATTGGCAATACCGTGCAAGGCGATTCGTTGAATCGCCTCACGTATTGTTGCATTAGAGCCTGAACCGGTATTTAGCTTTTTATTCCCCATTAAGTAGTACTGGATGTATCTTTATCACGTGAAATACAGTACGGAAGTTTAATGGTTTGTTTATAACCATCATTAACGCCGAACTTAGTCGTTATTTCTTCTATCAAATAATAGCCGTTTTTGGCTGGGAATCGGTTATCCTTAAGGTGCACTTTTATGCCGGATTTCAGTCCAAGGTCGCCCATAATAGTAAACGAACCATTTATACCGTTGGCATTATAGGACTCAAAATATTTAATGACCTCTTCCAGCAATTCATTGTGGGAAATACCAATTTTGCTTGCGGCGTATGGTATGATGTTATATGACGACAAATCAACTTTTTGGTCTGATTTACCAAGCACGGTTGCGCCAGCCTTCATAGCCTTTTTTGAAAGTTTGGTCTCGTTTAGCACCTGGTACTTGTTATTTCCATCATTTTTAGACCAGTCATAGTCTGGATTCAGACGAACAGTAATATGGTACTGTTTCCCATTACCCTCAATCGTGTCCCAGGACGTTGCTTCAACGGCGAGGAAATTCTTATCCGTATTCATCGCCACGAGACCATTGTTGGTAACGTGATAATCAAACCGAATCTCTGGAATCGTCGAAGACTCCTCGTTCAGCTTGATTATAGAATCATCCCCAAGCTTTGAAAAATATGATCTGCCAATTGCCAAGCAAGGGTTCCCAGAACTATCTGCCTTAATGAAAGAAAACAGCATAGATTTCTTCGCCCACGTTGTTAACACATCAGCAACAGTATAGTCCTTCGGGATGCTTGTCTTAATCTCCATATCACAACTCTTTGTCTGAGGGTGCAGCTTAAGACCAGCCTTCCCAAGCAAATCATCGGTTAATATCTCGGTTAACTTATAATTCTTTACACACGTATGCGCCGGGCAATTAATCTTCTTAAGAAAGCTTGCCAAGTCTTCACATTCCAGCTCAATAGGATCATCGATGCTACACTTAGTAATGTAACCATCAAACATTATTGCGCTGGAAGTATTACCCTGATCAGGGCACATCGACTTTTTGTAACGCTCACGCGTATCGGTATCGTTAAATACCGTCTTCCCTTTAGCACTTGTCTTTGCCGTTTCCGCAATTTCAGTAGCAGAATAACCATCAATATCGTGAAGATAACCAATCCTGATGCGAATTCTCTGCCCTACCTTGAAGTCACTCACCTCCGCTTTTTTAGTCGTATTGCGTGTGACCATCACGAGACCACTATCCTCAACATTTACATTGACACCACTGGCGGCCTCATCAATATTGTATTGAGTGACCGTCTCACGAATAACGGTGCCACGAGGAAACTTAACCTTGGCCGTATTGAACAGATTCTTGTAAGAATCAACTATTTCAATATCCTCGACCTCAGTCAACATCTTCGTTTTCGACACCTCCGGTTCTTTAATCATATTTTCGTTGCCTGTGGCATCCCATACCTGGATGAGACAGGCCATTATTACAAAACCACGATCTCCATCCATCTTAAATATGATTTGATAGCCACATTAAAGTCTTATTCCTTTCATTACCAGAAGATTGGCCGCTCTGTACGTTGGCCTTCTTCTGCTCAAGGAGTGCCTTATACCAACCAGACATATCGCTGCTTGCAAGTACATCATTCAATACGACAATAGTGTCAGCAGTCAAGTTTACGCTATCGCTTGGTTCAACGGCAACGCACGTAATTGAATACGGCTGGATGTTCTTATAGGTCTGCTCGCCAAGTTTGAAATCCTGAATGATGATGTTTTCAACGCCGAATTGCTTAAACAGCAAATGATTTACCTGAACAACGCCATTATACTGGCATATCTTAATAAGCCGTTTGACATCATCCTGAGGATATACGCCCGGCAGGTTTGAATTGATAGAGCCATTGATGGAAAAGCAAATGTCTCCACCAGAAACAAGTTCTTTCCTCGTAAAGTCACGCCCTTCAACCTGATTGAGCTTAATATTTTTTGACGTTGACTGTGAGACCTGGGCCGTAACATCAAAGAAGAAAATATAGTTAGATTTCACCTCTTTCTTTGACGTTCCTTCCATATAAGTTATCATCTGGGGATCTTTTGTCTCATAGCTGAGAAATAACGCTTCCGGAACGGCACGGCCAAAAGCATCAAGTGCATTGATCTGAACGTTATTTTTTTTAAGATTCAACACACCAAGGCATGAGTCAACCCTTTCCCCAGCCTCAATAATAGACTGAAGATTTTCTTCCTGCTTTTTTAGGATTTCCTCACGCTTCTTTCTGTCAGCCTTTATTTCTTCTTGTCTCGCAACAGATTGTGTTTCTATCGACTTAATTGCTTTACGCACATTTCCGTGGCCAAACCACCTAAGAACATTGTTGATATACCCGGAACCCACTTCAAGAGCAACGTTGGCATAGTGCTCAGCAAGCTGTAGGCCGACCCTCTTTGCTGTGTGTACAATAACGTTTTCATAGGCACGCTCACTTTTGAACTTGACTGCGCCGTCACGATTACGAAATCTTTCGTAATATGTATTGCTGGAAAGGATATTGTCTGTAGCCTTACCAATGTTCCAGACAACGTGCTCCCAGGGAAGGAATGTGCTTACAGGAATAGCCATCTATTATACTAAGTTTGCGGCATTGGCATCAAAGTCAGCAACAACTTCGATAAGGGCCTGAGCCATTTGTTGTTTCAAATTATTAACTGTTGCAGCCACATTCGGGTCGCTCATATCAACGGACTCAACGTTCATAAGGTTCTCGATCTTAACGATGATTTGTTTAGGCGTTGCAGACTGGGAACGATACTGATTCTGATACCCATTGTTATTGGTCGGAGTGGTAGGAGTCGTTGTTGTTGTCGGTGTTGTAGTTGATGAACCGCCCATCGCATCAATCTTACCCTGCTCATTCAAAACTCCCCACCCAGGAACTTGCAGACCATTGAACTTCACGCCATCCCAAGCGTTTTGTGCAAAGAAATCTGCGAGCAGTGGCTTGTATTTATCTGACAGCGTTCTATATGTCGAGAAAATGACATCAATGATTCCGTTAGATACATTGAGAAGATCGGCAGAGTCCTTGATTTCACCGCTGAAACTCGTAGGATTTGCCAAATAATTTTCAAGATTGGTCTTCCATCCTTCAGTACCAAAGCCAGACAATAGCTTACCGGCAGATTCGCCAAACATAATTGGCAACCACTGGTTCCTAAGCTCTGCAAGTCTTTCTTGATCGGGCGTTGCCTTTTCAAGTTCCTCCATAGCCTGAACAAGAGGTTCCCAGCTTTGAACCATACGTTCTGCGATAGGATTCCAAACATTTGCATATCCAGGAATCGATTGTATTTGTCCCCAGGTATATCCCTTCAACTGATCAGTTGTTGGATATGCAAGATTTTGGTCAGGCGTTACGAGAAATTCATTCCTTGCGTGTTGTAAGTATTGACGAGCAAGATTAGAATTATTCGCAAAAATTAAGGATGAATGAAGGTACTTTTCAAGACCAACTGCGCTTGGATTAGATGTATCGGCGGCAAGAGACGCAAGCAGAATAGATGCCGCATCCGTTTTATCAAGCCTCATCGCCTCTCCACCACTTAAATCAATTCCATTCCAGCCAATTTTATGATCCTCATAGTTTCCTACACCAGAAGACATCCAAAATGTACTATCAGTATATTTCCCACCAATTCCAGCATCACCAAGTGCTTTGGCCATAGGGCGAAGCATTCCCAGCCTTCTACCTGCGTTAAGCCACATATTTAACTGTTCTCCAGATGCGGTTTCAATGAAAGCCTTATCAGACTCTTCAACACTTTCTTCTCCATTTTTGGCTTTCCAATATCTACGATAAAGCTCAATAGACGTAGTGAGACGTTCATTTTGCGTGAGTAATTGAGAATTGTAAATTCGCATATTCCCAATTATCATAGACTCAGCATCGTTCAGGTTCAGCTTTTCAAGACTTAATGTTTTGAAATTCGTAACCCAGTCATTCCCAATTTCTATCGCCTTGGCGGTTTCGCTATTCATCTTAGCAACCAAAGCGATAATACCGCCAAGTATGCCCGTAGCCGCACCCAAAATTGGATTACTGAACAAAAGCGGGAGAAGCTTTGTGCCCAAGAACATCCCACCCGCTGCTCCAGCAATACTGCCTATCATACTTGCAGCACTTCCTTCTTCACCGAGTTTTGAACCAAGCAAAGCACCACCAACACCACCAAGCATTGCTCCAGCGCCGCCAAGTATCGGTCTTGCCTGAATCTTTGCATAGCGTCCCCAAACAGCCAGACTGTGTTTTCTTCCACTAACTACACCGCCCATACCAGAAGATACGTTCAATGCGTTATTCGCACGAACAACACTCCACATACTTTGTCCGAGCCTGTTAAATCTTAGCGTAAGTTGGCCAATTTTAGACAACCCAGCCCCAATGTATCGGCCAAAATTTAACAAAGCATTCACAGCACGGAGCGGAATGAGAACCAACGATAAAACAAGTTGTAATTTGAGCCACATAGTAATAATTGGTTCAAACCTCTTGTACATATCAATAAGAACCCCGCTGACCTTGAACAAAGTTTTTCCAATATCAGCTATAGTAAGAGAAAATCTCTTTATTAAACTAATGGTTTCTGGAGATTTCAATGCGGCAATCATATCATTCAGAACGCCCTTGATTGGACCTTCCAAATCTTCGAAAGCCTGCATTCCAGCTTCAGTAAATGAAGAAGTAAGCTGATACCACAAACCCTGGATGGTATTCTTCTTGGCTTCGGCCAAACGAGAAGACATACCATCAGACATAAAATTTTTTTCTATAACCTCATTCCACTTATCAACGTGTGCGGCCAGCGCAGAAGCGCCAGATGCAGCCGTTTTATGAAAAAGCTGACCAAACTCACCAAGAGTAAGATTCCTTGCATTTAACTCCTGGAATAGTTCAATTAGTGGACGAAGGTTTCCGTTTGAATCTGTCCTCGAAATTCCAAGCCTCTCCCACATTTCTGCCTGAGCTTTTGTAGGCTTGGCAATATTAAGGGCCATTGTACGAAGAGTCGTACCAGCCTGAGAACCCTTTATACCGGCATCACCAAGAATACCAATTGCAGCGGTTGCCTCTTCAAACGAGGTCCCATTTCTGGAAAGCAAAGAGCCCGCGTATTTATAGGATTCAGCAATCTCCATCAAAGTCGTATTTGACTTTGTGAAGGTCATTGTCATAATGTCTGCTGCACGCCTAACCTGGCTCGGTTTAATCCCGAATCCAGTCATAATATTGGTGACAACATCGGCGGTAGAGCCAAGATCATTGTCACCAACAAGAGCAATGTCAGCGATAGGGCGAATTGACTTATTGATTGCTTCTATGTCAAATCCAGCCATTGCCAAGAATTTTGACGCATCGGCTACCTCTGGAGCAGTGAATTTAGTCTCAATACCAACGTCACGAATAATACGCTCCATACCCTTGAAGCGACTATCAAACGTGAGCTTATTTTTATCGTGAGAACCAAGAATGTTCTTGGTCGTCTGCATCAGGTTGTTGTATTCAGTAGCGTCTTTAATAACATTGCTAACAAGGGTTCCAAGACCTGCAATGCCATACGCAATGCCCATACCCTTGACAAAATCAAAAACGCCAACACCACCTGTATCAATGAGGGTTTGACCGAGAGCCTGATAACGAACGTTCCCTCGACCAGTTCTTATCGCCTTATTTGCAGCAGACCTACCACTTTGAGTGCGCTGGGACTTAGAACTGCCGCCACGAACAGAGCCGCCACTTTTACCACCGCCAGAAACGATAGTAGTTCCTCCAGGGCCACCAGCTCCACCAACAACGCCAGCCTGAACCAACCCAACGGATTTCATTCTCGTTTCAAGCTGCGTAAGCTTACCAAGAAGACGGTCGATCTTTCGTTCGGCTTGACTTGTATTTATTTGGATTACCGGAGCTTTCTTTGACCAGGTTGCAAAACGCTGATTTACAGCGTTAATCTGACTATTTAATTGATTAAATTGATTCCGGGCCTGCTGTAAATTCTTAGTGGCCGCTACGAAATTGTTGATAGACGTAACGGCTTGCTGGGAAATGACATTTATGTCATAATTTACAACGTAGTTATCACCAGGCATTCTATAATGACTTTTATGAAAGAATAGCTTGAACAGCTATCATTTGGTTACGGAAAAGCCCCACTACCGTAAGGCAATGGGGCTATTTCTTTGTTGGCGTGGCCAGTGCAGCAAGAGAATTTGCAGCCTTGATTTGTACCTGGTGCGAATCAAACCAGGCCGCATCGTTGGCAAGAATGGCAAACTCCTCTTCTGAAAGGTCCTCGATTTTTACAGCTGGGAAGTAATGTCTGATGTAAATCATGAAGTGACGGAGATAGTCATCATCCGCTACTTTCCAGCTTTCGATAAATTTACCAGGCGACCATTACGGGCCTCGATTACCTTGGAGAACTGGTTCATAGTGCCGAACAGGAACATATTGTCATCGTTGACAAGTTCACTGTCGCCATCGATGAAGCAATCCTTCGCAAGCTGGCGCATTGCCGAAACCTGATCCTTCTGAGATGCCGTGATGTACTTGCTGAAAGCGGCGAGAGAGGGCTGCTGGAAATATCCAACATAGTGCTCTTTCTCGTCCACGTCAGGAATACCGAACACGAGAAGCGGGAACACGGCCTTCAGTTTCTTGGATTCTTTGAGTTCAGCGACTTTCTTTTCAATCGCCTTCTGGAGTTCCTGGGGGAGTTCCAGAATTTCGTTTTCTTCGAACATACTGTTTTGTGTTAAAATTAAACTATATCTTTTAATGAATAGACGAACTGTGAAATGGCGGTTTGCGGAAACAAATAAAAAGGGAATGGATTTTCACCATTCCCTCCCGACATTAGTTTAATTTGAACAGTTATGGAGCGATAAGCAGCTTCAAATAAACTATTGGACCACTATGTCAAACGGATTCAGGTTGAATTCGTGAGTGAGCGTGGTGTCATCCTGCTCGGCCTCGAAACCGTCTTCGTTGAAGATACAACCCTTCAAGGTTACGGTTTCGGTGGTCCAGTTTTCTGTACCAAGCTCGTTGGCGAAAGAAATCACCAAATCAAATTCGCCGATATTGAACAACGACCCAGCCAAGCTACGAAGCTGTACCTGAGTGTTGTAATCCATAGTGATCGAAGCTGTGTTTTCGGTATTACCGAATCCACGGTTGACGACCTTACCGCCCAACCCATAGTTGTTCCCGATGTTGCGTTTCTTGTTCCACTTGATAGCGGTAACGCCGCTGAGGATAGTAGGATTAGCGTTGTTGGACCCGGTAAGGGCCGGAGCCGTCAACTCGATCATTGCCCAAGAGTAGGCTACGTTGTTGATAATTGTTGGCATTTGCTACTACTTTTTAGGATTGGGAAAGAGCGAATCCTTCGGTAACCTCGATGGTCTTGGAGGTGCCAAGAGGAATCAGAGAGTACTGTAGGATGAGCTTATCGTTCTGCAAAACGTTCTGGCTCGCCGGAATGTTAACGGAACCGATTCCGCTGATCTCTTCTGCGCTGACCATAGCATTCAGCACGTCAGTCACGAGATTCGAAAATATCGTAATCTGAGCGGCAGAAAGCTGGCCGCTGGAAGGATCGACCTTCAAAGGAGCGTTCACGTAAGGGAGGAGGGCCGCACGGACAACCCTGCGAGACTTGTTGATTACGCGATTGCGAGACAGGGTACGATAGTCACCGTCAGAGCAGGTGCGGTCGCTAGAGAAGTACACGTGACCTTCCAAACCGGCATACTTGACAGGGAAAATGTAACCCTTCTCCTCCAGGGCATCGAGCTGAGCCTTGGTAAGAGAGTCGTAATCGGTAGTGCTCGCAAACTCACCGCTGGAGATGGAAAGGTCGCCGAAGCCGAACTCGATTCCGCTGAAGAAATCGATAAGGTCGTGCTGTTGAACCCATCCAATGCTTTCGCCAACATTGCCAAGAGCAAGCTCGGCAAGAGCGAGGCCAACCGTACCGACAGGAGTCTTACTTGTCATAGCTACGTGCATAGCCAGAACATTGCTGTCAACATCCTGACCGAGCAGAATGGAGACATAGCGGTTCGAGGTAATCACGGAAGGAATCTGGGCGATTGCCACAGTTGCCTGAGGGTCGCTCGCGGTCTTTACGGTGCCGGTATTGGCATTCAGGAGAACCACGAGAGGAGCGTGATACTGATTTGCCAGCTCATTGGCGATGGTCTGGAGGCCAGTCACCATAGACTCGACAACATAAGGATCGGCTTCGGGAGTTGAACCGGTCTTCCACAGATTCTGCTCGGTCCACACGCCAATCTGACTGATCTGGCCCTGGGCGGCTTGCTGCATCTGACGCAGAGCGTTCCAGTTGGAAGAGCAGTCGGCGAACATCACGAACAGACGACCTGAACCACCCAGACGGGTGAAGTAATTCTTGATGTGGTAATAGGCCACACCGTTCAGGAGATAGTCAGCGGAAGTGTCGGCAGTAAGTTCAGTCCAGGCCGCAATTCCAGCGTCAACAGCATCGTCAATCGAGTTGAGCTCAACAACGGTGTTTTGAAGCCTGGAAGCGGCAGCGAGACCGACTCCAGTGCCCCAGAAATTGGAACGACCGGAGATGTCAAAGAGGAGACCACACACTTTCTCGGAAAGATTGACGACCGAAGTCCCAATGTTCCCGTCAGAGTCAGTCATAAATACACCACCAAGTGCCATTGCTTATACTGTTTTAAGATTTATAATACGGATTCTTGAAAAGAATAGCCGAACCGCGAAGGGAAGGTTCGGTGTTTACAGAGAACACGCCGCCTTTCTTGGAGATGTAAAGCTCCGGCTCGCTATCGTAGAGTTTGAGAATCTTCTTTGCGTAGTCTGGAATCTCCTCGATTTCCACGGTCTTTTCGGAAATGGCCTCAGGCTTTTCGACCTTCACGGGTGCTTCAACCTTCTCTTCTTCTTTTTTTATGACCTCTTGTTCAGAAGCCTTTGCTACTGTTTTTTTCTGTGCCATAATCTGCTTAATTAAAAAAGGGGAGTGGAGCCTTGGCCCAACTCCCCAGGTTTTCACAAAAGCCTACCGGCTACCACTACCCAGCGGTGACAGTCACGACGCAGGTTGCGGTCTTACCGTCAGCGGTGGCGGTAATATTGGCAGAACCAGCGACCAGGGCGGTTACCTTACCAGTTTGGTCAACGGTTGCCTTAGTGGTGTCAGAAGAAGCCCACACAACGGTACCCTCGCTTGCATTTGCAGGAGCAACGGTAGCGGTCAGGGTCTCATTGGCACCGGCAACGATGCTGGTAGATTCCTTGTTGAGAGTGACGCTGGAGACAGCGACCTTGTACTTGTAGGTCGTCCAGACCACGATCTCGGAAGGAAGAACGATGTTCACGTCCACCTTCATACGCATCTGGAAGAAGTACAGCTCGGAGTTAGCCTGAAGCGGGGAAATCTTCACGCTCTCCTGGTCGGTAGCGTAGTCGCAACCAAGCCAGAGGCAAGAGTCCTCACCGCTGGAGAACTTACCGAGGGCGATGGTGTTCTCAGGAACGCCGTCAATCACGACAACGCGCTTGCCACGGAAGCGATAGCGGTTGACCTCGGTGTTCTCGGTGTACTTCACGTCCTTGCTGGAGAGGTACTGGTCGTAGAGGTCCCAGAGTTCCCAACCCATCACGAAGCAAAGCTTCGAGTTCTTGCGGAGCTTCTTAGGACAAGCCTGCCACATTGCGAAGAGGGCAGATTCGACCTTTGAGCCGGTGTCGAGGGCGGTGGAACCAGCGAGGATAACCTTGCCGGTAGCGGCCTCAGCACTGTTGGCCTCAGCAGCGAGGTTGGCGAGAACGCGGGCCATAAAGCCATCGAAGTACTTCATAGGGCCGGCCTCGCTATCGCCGCCGATCTGCACGTTATCCGAGCTGTCGGAAATGATCTTGACCTGGTTTGCAGGGTCAACACCACCCTTACGGGAGCACCAGATGGACTCGCCAATGTACTGGTCCTTCTTGTCAACCAGGAGACGGAGCATCGTGGACTGGACCTTCGGGTCGAGCTCACGGAAGATGAGCTGGCTATCCGGCTGGAAAGGCTTCCAGTAGTCTTCGAAGTCACGAGGGTTGAACTCCAGATAGACCATAAAGTCCTGAGGCTCCAGATAACGCTCAGTGAACGTGTACTGGTTGAAGTCGCCGCTGGAGTTACCACCGTTGGAGGAGGTAGGAGTAGCAACGTTGTCCTGGATAATCTTGCCAAGGCCAACGTGAGGCAGAGTCAGTTTGTGCTGGATGCCGGGCTTGATGTGAATCAGACCTTCAGCATAGGTGTCATTACCCTGCATAGTGTACACAAGGAGGTCTTCGAGGACTTCGCCTGCATACGAATTCGCGGAATAGTGAATTGTTGCCATTTATTGTTTGAGATTTAGAATTTCTTGAACTCGAACTTCTCGCCGACAACCTTGTTGACGGACTCGGCCATCTTCTCCTCAGCTGTCTTGAGAGCCTCCTGAGCAGCGGCTGCGTTGGCGGGATCACCTGCAATTTCCTTGGTAATTTGCTTGCGCTCCGGGATGGAAGCGAGAGTGTCTTTCACCAGGCCGAAGTTGTTACGGGCCATTTCGACCCAATTGGCCTTAGAAGCCTCATCAATTTTGCCTGCTGCAACGGCAGCATCGATGGTAGCGTTGATCTCGGCTTCCCTGGCTGCGGCCTCAGCGTCCTGGTACACTTTGAGAGCGTCCTGGGCCTTCTTAAGCTCGTCAGCGGCGTTGTTCGCCTCGGCCTCCTTGCCAGCGTACTTCACCTTCAGAGCCTCCAGCTCAGCCTTCATGGACTCAAACTCAGTTACCTTTGCCTGAGCATCCTTAAGGGCGGCCTCAGCGTTCTGAAGTTCAGTAACGCGTGCAGTGACCGGAGCAAGCTCCGTTTCCGCAGAGAATCCAAGTTGTGCGGCTACCGCAGAGAAATTTTTGTTTTCCATTGCTGTAACTTGATTTTGGATTTGTTGTTCATCATCTATTCTATGAATAGCCGCCACCGCCTCAACGAGTTTATTCACCTCAACTTCATTGGAAATCGAACTGAACGCTTCGCGAAGAGATTGCTGGTCGGTTATACCTTCGATAGAATTCTTTACCTTGTCCTGGACCTGCTTGGAGGTCTTGATAACGTGGTCTTTCGGAAGGAACCCCTTCTTGACCGCATCCTTCGCGGAGAAGTAAGTTCCATCGGCCTCAGTCTCACCCTCCATAATTCTTTCAACCTCATCCTTGGAAAGACCAAAGCGTTTCTGATAGATGGTAGAGAGCTGTCCCTTGAAAGCCTCAATCATCGCCTTCACGCTCGGATCGTCAGTGTCCTTATCGTAATAAAACGGGTTATGAATCATCAGGATTGAGTAGTCGTGCATGTAGAGGTTCTTCCCAGCGGCCCAAATGATACTGGCCATAGATGCGGCAATGCCCTCAATCACACAGTCAACCTCGATCGGGCAGCTGTTGATAATTGAAAAGGTGCTCATACCATAAAGAATAGAGCCGCCCTCAGAATTGATAAGCACGATAATCTTGCTCGGTTTTACGTAATCCTGCAACCACAGGAACTCCTCGTTAAAACGCTGGCAAGAATCTCTGTACACCGAATCAAAGAAACGGATCACGGCGGGCTTGTCTGCTGAAGCCTCGCCAACTACATATTTGAGTTCTTCTGCGTTCATTGAAATATTCAATTTTGAAAAGAATAGAACAGTTTTGTTATTCGGGTTGATTTTTACTTTGAAACCAAAAAACCAGAAGACTCATCATAAGTCGGTTCTGTGTGGTCTTCGTGACTATCCGGATTGCTCGCTGGCTCCTGGTCACTATGGTTCGTAAACGGTGGAACGACAAGGTATCTGTCGATGTAATTCTTATAGCGATAACCGGAATACTCGTTGAACCAAATTTGATAGTCTATCCAATACGGCTGAAGGCCGTCATCGAAAGAAAGCGGCTGATCCCAATATTGAAGCTGGAAGCGGGTAACCAAGGCCGGAAACTCGTTCTTGCGACTTTCAAGTGCACTGACTATCTTGTTGAACACATTCAGACCATCCAACTCAACAACATCATCGCTGTTGTTTAAGCGATTCAAAATGTAATGAATACGCATCGTACCCTTTCCTTCTCCGATACGAGACTGGCCAACGTTATAATACACATTAATGAAATGTATAAGGACCGCTGGGAAGGCGAAGGCGTATTCCTCGTTTAGCTTGTTTTTCTTTATACGAGCAAGCTGACCATTATCAAACTTGATGGTCTTAAACAATAGAGGACTGTCCGGATCATCGTCATTGACACGAATCTCCGACAGTATAGTTTTCACGGCGTTGTACGCCTCGGCAAGAGCGTTGGCACTAACGGCCTCTTCAACGGTGGTGGCACCACTTGAAGAAGTTTCTTCCTGAGAAGTCGCAACCTCCTGCTCGGTCTTTTGTTGTGTTTTACTTACTATCATTACGGTAAACCAGCAAAAATCTTTGGTGTAAGTTCTTTCGTCTTTTGGTCAAGCACGGTTGAGTGCCCAATAAACTGTCTCTGAATACTGTGTCTCCCAGTGTTTCCATAAGCATATGTGCCACTCGGAGCATTATGTACGGCAGCATAACAAAAGCCCTTATGCCTTGCGGCAGTCCAATACTTATTCGGGTTCGTGTAAATTCGAACGCCGCCCTTGTTCGGCCCCGGAGCATCATTCAAGTACTTCCACTCGATTGAATTCATCATCGTTTCAGTCTCCCTGAGGATTTCGTGCTTATAGCTTCGCTTCCTCTCTTTCCACACCCTCGACCCCCTCGTATTCAAACGGTGCATATCAAAAGACTGCTTGAATATGTCAACTGCGGCTTTCGCCAGCTCTACTTCAAAATTCCACACGTTAAACTGGAATCGATGAGACGCGTGAGCCCATTGCTGAACCATCGTTTCCGGCTTTATAACTATGCCGCCCTTCTTAGCCATTCAAGTACTTCTCCTTTATCCGTTGTACTATCTCAGCCAATCTGGAAGAATCGTTCGAGTTGACCTGGAAGTACGGGTGCTCGTCAGAGAATATCCTGCCTCCAAGAGCAACACTTTCCTTAAAGGTTCTATTGAACCACTCAGGCATTTCTGGCATCTTCAAAGTGTTATTCTGAACATTATTCAGCTTGGCTCCGGTATTGTCAACCTCAACCAAATAACAGCGGCACCGATGTTCAATCGGAGGTATCAACCAGGCCGGGAAGCGGCTCTTCGGTGCCGTGAACCCCTCATACTGCAAGTGCCAAGGCCGAACACGCTCGTCACCCTGCGTCATATACATCAACTCGGTATCGGCTGCAATTACAACAAGTGCGTCTGCAACCATCATAGCGTACTCAATATCAAGGTTCTCAACGTATGCGTATTGAGAATTGTACTTCTTGCACACGGCCAAAAGCAATTCCTCTCGCTCTTCATCACTAAGGTCTCCTTCCTCTGCCTCTTCGTCAACATCGTCTGCCTCGGACATCATCTGATACTCTTCCACAACAGCAAATTCAACCATATTGTTTATCGCAGCAATCAATATGTCTGCGCGTGCGCGATCCTCTTCTGATAGGCTTTCCAGGTTTGACTGGACGAGTTCAATCGCATCATCCCACTCCATACCGAAACCGTGTATCGCGTGATGTATTGCAAAATCGGCTCTGAGAGCCATCAGCTCCTCCATAACCTCCCAGGGCTCCTCCATTCCGTCACGCTCATCAAGGAAACGCTCGAAGATTGCGAGGATAGCGAGATATTCCTTCTCCTTATCTTCGTCATCAATCTCAGGCACTTTCTGCGCAAGGGCCTGGGAGAGCTCGTCCGCGCCCCTTAGCGTCTCTCCCGTAAAAAATTTACGGCTTTCTCGCCCCTATGGTGACCGTATCTTCGATAATACTCCTCGTCCGACATAATGTGATGGTCGTTGTCGCTCGTGGAACCACCCACAGAACCACCATAACCCCCATCGTTAATATTAAGCTGCCGACCAACGACAATCCCAAAGTTTTTTTCAATCTCGTCAGAGCTAACTTCATAGCGTTCAGTAATAAATTGATAGAGTTTAATCTGATCCTCGTCAGACATTTCGATTTGCTTGCAGTATTTGAACTCGTTGCCGGGTTTCAAGAATCCCATCTTAACAAGCCTGGGGATTATCTGCTCGTTCATCACGTTCTCAATGGAGCCACGGTATGCCTCCACCCTGTCGCGGAATATGTCTTGGTGTGCGCGAGTTGCACCGACATAAGACTGAGTTGCACCGGCCATTGATTCAGAGCCAAGGATGAGGTTAGATACGTCACGATCAACCATCCCTATGAGGCCGGTAAAAATGTGCTCTGAGTTAGACATCGTAAATGTCTTAATGTCGATTTCGTCATCTAACCCAGTTACAATAACTTTATTCGATGCAGCACTTGCAATGTCATTCGCCAGACGCTTGCGGTCGTTATTGTTGTCTGCCGCCGCCTTGCCGTGGATAATAGGCTGGCCGTATGTATGCGAGAAATTCACATAATTGGCCATAGTGAACTTCTTCGCCAAAATCGAAGGAGTCGTAGCCGCAAACAAGCCGATGCCGCCGGTGTCGATAAGGATGTAGTTGTCCATGTATTGCGCATCATCGAAGCTCCAGCCCGGATTCCAGATACCGGCACGTTGGCAAATCCTACGCTGAGAAGGGTAAATGTTTCGACGTTCAATCTGATTGACCTCATTAAGCCGACCAGTAAGGGGGTCAATGCTCGGCATAATCTCAAATCCAGTATAGCCATAGAGCTGAGATTCAACGATGCCCCAGATCAGTTTCGTAAACTCGGTTCCCTGAATCTTCTTCGTTTCCTCGTTGTCCCGAACATACTTGCCCTTATCGTTCTGGTGGCAGAGCATATACCTCTCGCCTATGATTTGAGACTTAAGTGTTTCCAGAGTACCAACGAGGTGCGCGTCCTGTTGAACGCACGCATCATAAAGGTCGATGAGCTTGCTGCGGTCATCAACCACGAAACCGTTCTTTGCATCCTTTGGCCTGACGGAGCGGAAGCGGCAGTATCTTTCTATTTCGCGTACATACTCTTGAATCGTCTTCTTACTGGTACGAAAAACGGCATCCAGTAATTCGAGATCAAGCTTTTCTTCGCTACTATTTGTTACTACGTCCATTGCGGCAATACGTTTTATGAAGAATAGCCGAAAACCGTATTTTCAGTTTTTCCAAGATGTGCTTTCGCCCAGGAGCTTTTATTTCGTATTGATATTAAGTCAAATTTGTTTTGACATTATAAAATACAGTAAGTCAATGAAATAAGAAATTCGAATATATCAAAAGCACATTTTCATTTTGATGCTTTTGAAATAATACATACCTTTGCCAAAACTTAATTTAAGTGCCTTATGTTCAATTATTATCGCATCAAAACAGAGTGGCTTGCCGAACTGGAAGACGGTAAGCTCCAGAAGACGAAGACCGAAGAGCTGGTCTATGCGTCATCCTACACGGAGGCCGAAAAGGTCGCCTATGCACTTGCCGAGAGGTACAACCGTACCCAATTCGGCAGTATCGAGTTCGAAATCGTGAAGACAAAGATCAACGAACTCCTCTACAGCAACATCCTCAATACCGAGGACACAACCATCTGCGGACTCATCGCCAGCTTCTTCGAAGAGCCCGACACGACAGGAGTCGGTATGTACCAGGTCAAGGTGTACTACACCGAAATTGACGAGGTGTCTGGAAAGGAAAAACACCAGACCGAGACCATCTTCACTCCGGCACAATCAAATTCCGATGCCAGCTATGCCGTAATCAACTACCTCAAAAAAAACGGCGAACAGCGCGACTATGTTGTTCGTGACGCACGCTTTGACAAGGCCGAAGCAATTCTCCTCCCGACTGACCTTTATGAAAAAAAGGTTAACCAGTTAGTTTAATGCCGATCGTGATTCCAGGGAAATCCACGGCAACAATTCCTTCAGAGCACTCTTTCCCAGAATTTCCCGACCTGCTCTTCGGGATCACAGTTGACGGCACCACGGTCTTTGATGCCACTGATTATCTTCAAAAAGCAAAACCATCTGCGTCTATAACAGATTTTTTCGAGCAATACAAGGCTCCCATCTTTTCCTTGGTAAAATCATACGAAATCAAGGAAGATGAGGTCTGTATGCTTGCTCCTAACAAACACTTCATAGTTGACGGTAATCTTGTTTACCTTTTTATCTCTTTCATTCAGCCAGATTTCCTTGCGTATATGTGTGACCAAATGCAGCAGATGTTCACAACTGGGTTCTGCGTCTCTGACACATTCATATACAACCTTGCCAAACACAGGCTAAGCAAGGGGGTTTTAGAAGAGATAATCAATGGGCAAGTTTAGCGAAGCAAGGCGAGTACTCGTATTCAACTCGGCAAAGCGACTGGTGGCAATCTGCCAATCGGTCAATGCGACAGCGGAAATGTTCTCTGTCACAACTCAGGCTATCTTTTATAGCTGTTCGGGACAAAGCATTTCCTGCAAGAACTACTACTTTCGTCACCTTGAAGACGACATCGAAGTAAGCCTGGATGACCTTGGGACACTCAACGTCCAGGAGTACGACCGTCTGTGCGGCGTAGAGCGAAAGGTCTATCCGAACAGTAAAATGTCTCGCAAGGGGATGAAATATAAGAAAAGCGTCTATGTAGCACCATCAAATCCAAAGCACAATGAAGAAAATCAAAGTTAACGTTGTCAACGAATCGGAACTTGCACTCCCAGTTTACGAAACGAAATATGCTGCCGGTCTTGACCTCAGGGCCAACATCGATGACCCGATCACCCTCAACCCGCTTGAACGCGCACTCGTCCCTACCGGACTCAAAATAGAAATTCCGGTTGGCTACGAAGCCCAGGTTCGCCCTCGCTCCGGGCTTGCAGCAAAGCACGGCATCACCGTCCTCAACGCACCCGGAACAATCGATGCGGACTATCGCGGCGAAGTCAAAGTCATCCTCGTAAACCTTTCGAACGATCCGTTTGTCATCAACCATGGAGAACGGGTTGCCCAAATGGTCTTTGCTAAGGTTGAGCGGGCAGAACTTATTCCGTCCCTCTTCCTATCCGAAACAGATCGAGGCGAAGGCGGGTTCGGTCACACTGGGAACAAATAATCTGAACAGTTATGGAATCCAAAGTAGCCGAACTGCTTGAAACAATCAAGCAACACAACAGACTCTATCGTCAAGGAAAGCCGGAAGTGCCGGATTCCGTGTACGACAGAGAGGTTGAAATGCTCCGCGAACTCGACCCCAACAACAGCTGGTTCCATCGCCTGGAACCAGCTGAAGTCCGGGCCAGAAGAAAGAGCACCCTCCCGATACCGATGAAGTCCTTAAACAAAATTAAAGACATCGGAGATTATAAATACTGGCTTCAGGCATCTAGTGTAAAGGGCCAGGATGAAGTCGTGATAATGCCGAAGTTCGATGGCCTTTCCCTGCTTTGCAACGAAAACACCGGCGAGGCGTGGTCACGCGGAGGTTCTGAAAACGAAGGTCAGGACTGCACGCAGCACCTTATCGTTTCTGGAGCCCTGCACAGTACATATTGGCCGTTCACCTACGGAGAATTCGTGTTCAGCGTCAAAAACTGGGAGAACTACTTCGCCAGCAGAACAAATCCGGAGACCGGAAACCCGTATAAATCTCCGAGAAATACTGCCGCAGGTCTTCTAAACAGGGATGAACCGTCAAACGATTTGAGGTACGTTGACTTCTATCGCTACGGCACCGATCCTGACACAATAAATGAGTACGAGAATTTTAGCGACCTGCTTGCAGACCTTTGTGAATCGTTCGACCAAAAGAAACTCTATAAGGTTATCCGGGCTGATGAAATCAATGAATCCATCCTCACGGACCTTTTCAGAGACTGGAGGCTTGAATACTACATCGATGGCCTTGTCATCTATGTCAACAAGCTCAAACGTTGGGATTCACTCGGCAGAGCCAAGACAACCGGAAACCCAAATTACGCCATCGCCTACAAGAGCCCTGACTTTACCGATGCGTTTGAAACCTGCGTGAAAGACGTTGAGTGGAAAGTAAGTAAGTCCGGAGCACTGAAGCCTGTCGTAAGCATCGATACCGTTGATACCGGCGACTGCCAGATGAATTCTCCAACCGGCTACAATGCAAAGTGGGTCAAGGATATGCAAATCGCCAAAGGTGCCCGCGTGCTCGTCACCAGGTCCGGAGGCGTAATTCCGAAAATCCTTGAAACGCTCAAACCAGCCGGTTTCTCAGACACCTGCGCACTCTGGAACAGAATGGATAACTGCCCCCACTGCGGTTCTCCTACGGCCTGGAGTGGAAGCGGCGTTGAGCTGTGCTGCACAAATCCTATGTGTCCAGGCATACGACTTGCCAAAATCGTATTCTTCTATATCATCTGCGCCGCAGAGAATATGGGCGAGGAAACGATTTCAAAGATGTTCAACGCCGGTTACAATTCGCTCAGGTCAATGCTCGACATCACATTCAATCAGCTTCTGGAAATCGATGGCTTCGGCGAAGGCATTGCAAACGTCATCCTTGACAACAATAAGATGATCCGAGCTGGAATCAGCCTTCCCGTCCTTATGCACGCAAGCGACCAATTCCCAGGTCTCGGCGAGGTCAAGATAAAGCAAATCCTCTATGGTCTTGGCGGTAAGGTTGAAGATGCACTCTACAATGGCGAGCCGGTCAGCCAATTCCTGCCACCTGACGATGAGATTGAAAATATGTCGGTAACGTACAAGTCTTTCTGGACGAACCTCACGAGGTTCCAGCGTTTCGTTGAACTCAACGGCCTTGTCATACGCCGAGCCACGGTTATCAGCGTAAACCTCAACGGAAAGTACAAAGGAATGTCCGTATGCTTCTCCGGAGTCCGCAACGATGATTTGGAAAGAGAGATTATTGCCGGTGGCGGCAAAGTGGCCAGCGGAGTTTCCAAAAAGACCACACACCTTGTTGTAAAAGACAAAAATGCGAATTCTTCCAAAATATATAAGTCTAAGGAGCTCGGAATCCCTATTCTTACTATGGATGAATTTCGTTCGTTCTGAACGGAGTTGACTAGTTATTAGTTTTAGTGTTATTAATTATGTGGTTAGTAAATGGGTTGGCCGTGAAGGTCCACCCATTTTACGTATAAAGCCCCGTACCGTCATGACAAGGGCTTTATCAATGAAATATGAGTTCATAAATATAGCGATTTTATCCTGTACACGGAAATTTGTATGTTATTTGCACATTTTTCAAAATATGTTTTGGTAGTTTGGTTCAGTTTTGTATATTTGCATCGAAAGTGAACCAAGAAAGTAACGCTTATGGCAAAGAAAAACCAGCTAACTGCCGCTGACATATTTACTTACGCAGAGTACAAGAACCTTGTTGACCGCCTTCACGAAGACGGCGAATACCGTATCGAACTCTTCGCACGTCTGCAATTCTGCACCGCCTGCCGCGCAGGAGACGTTCTGAATTTTCACTGGAAGGATATTTTGCACCAAGATAAACTTGTCGTTACGGAACAGAAGACTGGAAAGACTCGTGCCATCACATTCAACGCAACGGTCTGTAAGACCTTCGCACAACTATACAAGTTGATGGGCGAGCCGGACAAGGAACAGCTTATCTTCAAATCTCCACTCGGAGACGATAAGCCGATTTCCATCCAATTCATCAACCGCGAGCTAAAACGCATCAAGAACAAATACCGCCTAAAGATCGGCAATTTCTCAACGCACACGTTCCGCAAGACATTCGGTCGCTACGTGTACGACAAGAACAACCACAGCGCAGAATCACTCATCCTTCTCAACAAGATTTACAAGCACTCCAGCCTGGAAATCACAAAAACCTACATAGGCATCACACAGGACGAGATAAACGGAATCTTCAACTCTATCCAGTTCTAAGATACATACCAAATTGAAGCGTGAATCTTTCACGCCCTTTGCATCTTCTTTTGCCGCCGGGTAACCGACACAAATAACACGTATGAGCAAAAAAGACATAGGGCGGTTCGATTCGCTGCAATATGATTGCAAGAAATGCGGCAAGCACTGTGACCTGGAGTATTATGACCACCAGGCCCCTCTCGCCATCCGTATGCGCCAAAAGTCCCTTTGCTTCCACTGTGCTTTCTGGGACTTGTTCAAAATCGAACAGCCTGAGAGATACGAGGTCTGTGACGGGAAAATTTATGAATACGGCGACCCCCTGTTCCTGATCAATACCAAATCTGGAAATGTAAGGACGCGTTACGTATGGCATTACGACCGCTCGATTAAAAGAATACACTTCTCCAGGTTCATCGGGGAAGTGCCAGCCGACCAAAATATCGAAAACACCGGCAAAATAATCACCTACGAACTTTTCAAAAAGCTCGAAAGAAAGAAGCGTTTCAGCTGCCGGGCGATCGGATGCTATGACCGTTATCACTGTTACTGGTATGACAAGGAACTGAGAGAACCAAACGGCCCCTGGAATGAAATCCCGGAACGTCACAAGGTCGGAGACGAGCATTGCCAGAGCTTTCTCGACAAAGAAACGATGTTTAACACAAAAACTAACGAATAATGGAAACACTCGGTATCATTCTGTTCGCAATCTTTGCGATTATCGTCATCTTTTTCTTCGGTGCAATCTTCTACGTTGCGCTTGTCGCACGGTGCGTTGACTGCACCTACCAGGAACAGTGCGAAAAAGACAAGGACTTCGTTTGTCCTTTCTCCACGAACATCAACGACATCAACGAATATAAAAACAACTGGTAATGGGCAAGTGTATTTTCAACCGGACCAAGGAAGAGCTGAAAAGAGGTGTCTGCCGATTCTACTCGGCCATCTGTGACGCTCGGTATCAGAACGAGGTCATAACCAAGACCGATACGAAGATTGTCGAGAACCAGAAAAAATAGATAAGATAATATGATTCAGGAATTCATTGACCCGTTTACGCTCAGATGCGACATCTTCTTCATAAATGAGAAAGAAAGGGGGATCACAGACCGGAAAATGTTGGAGCAATTTGGCCTTCGTGCCGGAACCGACTACTACTGGAGGGGCGACGATATGATAATCATATCTGGAAAGTGTAACGACAAATTCTACGAGCTGCTTTTGGAAACGAAAGAAACGCTTGGGTGGAAAAAGCTGCCGAAACGCAAATCTTTATTCGGACATAATATTAAAAATTTCTAACATTCTAATTTACAAACAAATGCAAAAGTTATCTAAAGAACAAATGGAGGTTGTGCTGAGAAAGCACATCCTCAACTGCACGGAAGACGAACTCCGCTTCGTCTATCACCTTCTCAACTTCGACCTGAAAGAGTTCAAGCAGGAGGTCGGACGCATCACGTATGAAATCCACTTCACACGCTTCTATGTCATCAAGGTCACCGTCACCAACGACCTCCTTGTCTTCAGCAACGAGTGGATCGTCTTCAATGACGACAAGAGCAAACATTCCCTCGAATGCGCGACCCCTCCGATGTTTTTCAGCATCCTCAATATGATGATGAACTTCTTCGGCCAGGCCCTCCTCAATCCGATGGGCTGGAAGCCTACCTACATCCCCGGTTACAGCATCTTCGACAACGGTGAAGAAGCGAAGTGTTACTTCGACCTCTTCCAGAAGACCGCCGATGCAATCATCAAGGAGATCGAGGCTTTGAATCCTGAGAACAAGGAGGAAGAGAAAAAGAAGAAACCTGCGAAGAAAGCCGCCAAGAAGACTCCGGCAAAGAAGGCCAAGGTCGTCAAGCTCCCGTTCAAAACCGGCAGTAAGAAGAAGTTGCCAAATTAGTTGTATTTAGTCGTACTTTCTCACGATTTCGCGTATTTTCTCATATTTAGTGTGAATTTACGCGAAATCGTGAAAATCGAAAAAAATAAAGGAAAATTCAAACAAATTCGCTCGACACTCTTTATTCTTAATCAGAGCATAATAAAAAAATGGAAGCAAAGTTCAAAATAAGGATGACCCTTGACGAAATGAAGGAAGCCTTCGCCGCAGAGAATCCAGGCATTGTTCCCAACAACATCAATACTGGGAAGTTTGCACGGGCGCACGGTTATGAGAAGAGGGCCCAAATGGTCAACGGTATCATCGAACGATTTTACTACAAGTACGATGGTTGAAAAGATTCAGAGGCCAATCGCCTATAATCAGGATTACACAATCGGTGCGCAGCTGATTGGTAAACCAAGTTCACAGGCGGTTTTCAAATACTTCTGGGATATGTACTGCACCAAGCTTCGGTACAAGCAATCGCCGTACACCAAAGTCAACATATCCAGATTGAGCGATCTCAGAAGGATGAACGAGAAAACCGTTGTCAGCAGTATCGAACACCTTAAGCATATCGGTCTGATCTCGATTGACGATGACGATATGTGCCTGGTGAATGGTGGCCGGTATGTTGGTCTTGTTAGAGCATTTAACAATCTGGAAGACGGCCCCACGGTAAAGAAGTTTATTCAAGCCGTGGATAATCACGATGACGTAACCCTTGACAAGCTTGGGTTTGCGGGCGAGTGTGTAATTTCAGAGGAACTGGATGAGTTGAAGGGCGCACCTATCGGTTTTGATTCAGAAGATGCACAAAACTCGGTAAAAATACCGACTACTAAGCAAAATTACCGACTTGACCGTATTTTTACCGACAATCCAGCACTTTTACCGACTACTCTGTATAATTACGTAGAAGTATGTAAAAATACCGAACTGTCGGTAGAATTACAGGATGAACTACAAAAATGCGTACAAGAAATCACAAAAACCCTTGGAGAACTGCGCAGTATTGTGGCTTCAGAGTCAAATCCGGTATTTTTACTGTCCAGTCTGCAAAATTACCGAGCAAGTCGGTATTTTTACCGAGTTGATGACCCAAAATCCGGTATTTTTACCGAACAGAAAAGTAATAATATAAATAAAAATAAAATAAATGAACCGATGCTTCCAGCATCGGATAATAAGGGGGTAAAAGAAAGTGATAATTTGAATAAGGAAGTGGTTGATGCAATTCCCAGTGAAGGAATCAAAAGAATGTATATGGGCAATTACTCCCAGAAGAAATTAAAATCTCAACTTCCATTCTACACTTCCCAGGAAATTCAGGAAATCTTAAACAATCCCCAGGAAGCAATCACATCAAACGACAAGCTTTTCATCCGCACGCTCTGGAACGTTGCAAAGGAGCAGGCATCGGTTGACCAGGACAATCAGGAAGTAGAGGTTGACGTTGAAGGCTACAAATTCCCAGCTGACAGGTTCCAAAGAGACATCCTTTCACCGGCCCTTGAAGAAGCCAACGAGATCATCGAAACAGGAATGCTGAGAACGGAGGCAGAGAACCTTCCAGTTGAACTTGAAGAACTCCAGCCGGAACAGGTTGAACTCATACTCGATTGGGAGGGCGGCAAGGACAGCGTAGGCCAGTTCATTGTAGGTTCGGCTTCCAGGTTTCGCAAGATTTATTCGGAGCCGGTAGAAAAACCCAAACGCAGGCGTGGACGCAACAGCAGGAACACGGATGAGCGCGAGAAGGCGAAGGAATACTTCAGAAACCTATTGCGCTGTGACGATGACGACTACGACAGGCTTTCCCAGATAGAGAAGGCGGTATTCAATTTCGCTAACGAGTTTCTGGAGGTAGATTGGGTCAGCGGGGAGGTTATCGGCCTTGCGGATTCGGAAGACCTGAAGGAGAAGTTCATTTCACCGGCCCGCTACACGAGCTTCCTTGCAATGCTCAGGGAAGAAGTCGGCCTCGACATCACGGAAGAAGACTTTGAATCGGTGCTCAACCAGGCCGAGCCCCAGCCGACCGGAATACTCGACCACATCGGAGAAACAATGTTCTCGATTTTCTCATACGAGAAGATTCAGACTTGGATAAAGAAACACACCAGTTAACACATCACATCATTATGCGAACAATTAAATTCAGAGCAAAGACCATAGATGGCCATTGGGCTTACGGCGAGCCGCACCTTTTCACCAAAACACCGCACATCCACCAGAGCGATGGGAATTCCGTCCCAATAAAGCCGGAAACGTTATGCGAGTTCACGGGAATAACGGTATTCGGCCAGGAACTTTACGAAAAAGACATCTATACCATTGAAAAGAACGTAAGGAACGCGATGCTTCGTCACGTCATCTTTCACATATCCGGCTTTACTGGTCATCAGATCGGTTGTAAGCAGGAAGATTGGCGTGGCCGTGCATTTGTTCCGGTAGATGATATGGAGGACGTATGCGGCAATATCCATATTGTAGGAAACAGCATCGATAATCCGGAACTTCTTGACAGACCCCAGAGAACAAAGGAAGAACTGCTTGAAGTTGCCGCCGATTGGTGGATCGATAAGACGTTCAATAAGCTTCTCAATCAAGACAACGGTGAGGAATCGCACTTCCCCCTTCTCAACCTCATTTCGGTAAAGAGCAAGAAAGGTGTCACCAAAGAGCAGGTTGAAACATTCAGGTCTGAGTTTATCAAGAGCGTTACAACAACGGACAGCAGACAAATTTACGTTGGTGTTGATTATGGCCCAAGCGAACATTTGGCCGTAGCGTGCGAGAAGGCGAAAATTAACGAACTCTGCCTTCCCTGCAAAACGACTATGAATATCCATGTCGAAGAGGGCTATCTCTCAGTCAGTTTCGGCTATGGAAGCCCCTTCGTGAAAATTTAATTACTAATCCTTACAGTAACATATTAACATTAACAACTAACGTTATGCGAGAAAAATTACTCCTATCCAAAGAAGAGCATCTTCCAGGCATTGCCCTTTCCCTTATCGGTATCGAGCTTCCGCAAGAATACCAGCTTATGGTTTATTCCCTCATCCAGCTTGCCAAAAAGAAGGGCCTGGGAAACATCACGGTCGATGATGCTGTTGAAGTCAAGAACTATGCCATGGAAGAGCTTGTCAGACGCGAGAAGGTAGCTAACGAGAATCTAATTTTCATTAACGATTAACATTATGAGAAGAAGTGAATTTGAAATAGGCCAGTTCCTCTTTGACGGCCAGCACGCATTTATTCACGATGGGTACGTGAACGCAGACGGTTACGGTGTCGTGGTCGGTTACTATGAGCACCAGCTGCGTAAGAACTCTGGTTATGGAAACTGGCAAAAGACCGGCACGATTCGTCCGGCAACCGAAATCGAAATCAAGAATTTGATTTGCGACATTATGAACTTCCAAGGTCGAATCAAGTGTTATAGCGAATAGTATGTTTGACCTCGAAAGCCTTAAAGACAATAACACCATCTTCTGGGTGTTCCATTGGCCGTCTCTCAGGGAAGCTGCATCTGAATGCGGATGGGCCTTGGCGATTCACGGCTCGGTTGTACACGACCTTGACCTTATGGCAATGCCCTGGAGGGAGGACCACGCAACGGCAGACAACCTCGCATCTGTTCTTTCCAGCATAATCAACAGCAATGTCGAGGAATCAAGGCGTTCGATTTTCAAGTACGTTGACGAGAAACCTAATGGCCGTGTGGTCTATACCATAATCGGTGGAGGAACGTATATCGACCTTAATGTCATTGACAGCACCTGGCCGCACATCAAGGCAGAGCAGATTGTTGAAGCGGCAAAGAACCACGAAAATCAGAAAGGCTTCGGACGTTTGGTACATTCTCCAGTTTCTCGTGGAGTCAGCTCGGCCTATGGAATAGGATTTCTTGAAGGTGCAGAGTGGGTTATCGACTCCATTGAACAGATAGTTAACCTGGGTCGCAGCAACGACCTGATACAATCAAAAACAGTTATGAATAAAAATCTTACTTTCGGACAGGCCATCGAAGCTCTGAAGCAGGGCAAGAAGGTGGCACGTGAAGGCTGGAATGGCAAGGGGATGTTCCTCTGGCTCAAACCGGCCACAACCATCAAATCTGAGTGGTGCAAAGACCCGATCCTTAAGTCCATTGTGGACGCAAACGGCGGCGAAACGGAAGCCCTGGGAACCATCTGTATGAAGACGGCTGACGGAAAGGTTCTCACCGGTTGGCTTGCTTCCCAGACCGATATGCTCCTCGAAGACTGGACCGTGGTCGAATAGGCACGATGTCGGCGTGCGTGGCGTTACATTAAGTTTAACAACTAAAATGGTATAATTGAGTTACGAAAACGTCCCACGTCCGTACAAATGTCAACCACAAAAGAACAAGAAGATGAAACAGCAGTGCTTCAAGGTAACAGTCACGCTTCCAGATTCCGATGAGATTTCCCCGGCATACGCCAATGTGATACGGGAACTCATCAACAGGGAGCTCAATAATCCAGATGACCTTCCCGGCGAACCCTGGGAGGTAGAAGTGGAACCTGTTTGAACGAATTGATGCGCCTATGTGCACTTGGCATCTTCAATGACCCTCACGGACGACCGTGAGGGTTTTTATTTTGCAAGCCGGTCACGGAGAAGGTCGGCGAATTCTACAAGAACTTCCAGGGCCTCCTCGTGGGTCTTGAAATAGTTTCCTGCGATGTATCGAAATTGGGATGTCGGTGTACCTTTTTCGGTCTCCTTCACAATCTTCATCTTGTCATTGATGTACCAGTATGATTCGCCAACGCCGACCTTCGTCTCAATCGGTTCAATACGGTGTAGCTTGTCGTACCATACCTTTCCGAACTTCTCCAGCTCACGGTTCATCCTTCGCTGTGCAACGATTGTCATAGGCTCGAAATGGAACTCATGGTAGGTGCAGGCTTCCAGTTCGTGCATTGAGTAGCCGCATCGTTTATCGGTGTAGGAATAGTAGCAGTAAAGTTCGACCTTGTTCTCGGCTGGAAGGATGGAACGAACGACCCCTATTCCGGCCTCATTTTGGTTGTAGAAGCTTATCCGTTCGTTGATGGAGGGGCAATACTTCTTAGTCAGTTCGCCGCTTTTACGGCTAAATTCCAGGCCGCTATGGGAAAGTTCAACGTGAAGCTGGAATTGTTCATCGTCCGGTAGTGTAGTAAGATCGGACGTTTCCACGGCTTTCTTGGAAATTTGCCACGAATCCGTGGAAAATTCTGCACAAATTTGGGAAACTTCCAGGCCACTGTTGGAAATTATTACGTATTTGCCGTCAAGAAGCGCAATATCCCCTCGTGCGGGCGTTTGTGCGTACCATCTGATAAATTGGTCGCCGGTGATTCCTGAGGTTGAATATGAGGGTTTCCAGGTGCCAATGCGGATATGGCGTTTCTGGCAATAGAGTTGTGCGATTTCCCAGTCTGTCTCGGATTGGAATGTCTGGGAGAACAGAAAGTGCTGGACTTGGTATTCGGTTTTCATAAGAAAGAATTTGCAAAGGGTTCAACTGTGTAGTGCAAAGAAAAGCATATTTTATCAGATGTGCAAACGAAATATCGAAGAGCTTGGTTTTGGATTTGAAATTTAAGGTCCGGGGGAAATTTTTGATTTCGCTGCAAGGGAGTATTAAATGTTGAAATGGAGAATTCGGTTAATGGCCGGATCGGATTTTACCGGTTGGTTTCTCATACTACGTATGAGGCTATGGGGCGTCTCGGAAAATTTGTTTTTAATAGTGAGGTCCCGGAAAATTTTTGGAAACTGGATGGAGCGGTTTTTTTAACTGGAAGGATGGAACCGCGAAGTGACCCCCAGGAACTCAAAAATCGTTTTCATCCAGAAAAGTGAAATTTACGTGTGGTATTCGCACCACAAGGCACACCCACCTTTCCATTTTCGTTTGTTAACTTATTGCTATGCAATAAGTTAGCAAGGTTCACTTTTCGCAAAAGTGAAACTGCCTTGCGCATCCACGCGATATAAACCCTTCCTTGGAGGTTCCCCAATCGCATAACAAAAATGTTACATTTTGGTCGAATTCGGTGCATGTGCACAAAGACTCCCGTCTTTGTGCAACGTATGCGCCCACACATATCGCTTGCACGCCTCGCCCCGTCACACAAGGCCACACGTGATTCTGCGCGTAGTCCAACACGCCCACGGAATGGTGCGTGGCCTTGCCCGCAACGGTCTCACGATGGGCGTGGGCACACTCCCAGCACACCCACAACACGTCCCGAACTCGCCCGTAACTTGCTGCGCATTATGCCTGCCAAGTCGCGCGTGAGTTTCGCCGCGTGTTCGCAACGTCCGTGACACGTGTTGGTCCGGTGCGCAGAACTACGTGTGGGACTTCGTGTGTGTATGCGAGGGCGTGACGGGAGCGAGTGGCCGTCCAAAGCCGTGCGTGGAACTACGCGTAGCTTTCCGTGGGCGTATCTGGGCGATCACGTGAGCCTGCCTGGATGTGCATCCGTGAGCCCACACGAGGGTGCGTGGAGGCGTACAGGTAGGCCCACGTGAGTATCCACGCCTGCACAAGTGGGCGTATGTGCAGAGCCACGCACACACGGAAACTCGCTGCGGACGCGCAGGACAGGGCGTGTGATTTTCCTGGGCGCATGGGTGTTTTGAGCGTAGCTCAAAAGGTGCGTAGCGCACGCCCTAAACAGGCGTGACTGACGGGCCGTGACGGGCACAGTTTCGGCCGTAACTTTGCTCTCGGCAATCGCCAAACGGCCGACCTCGGCGGTCTGAAACAAAGTTTCAGCAAGCAAGTTTCCGAGGGCTTGTTTGCAAAGCAAACAAAACATCGCATTATGGCACACAACACCAAACCCGCAACCAAGAACGAAGTTCTTGCCAACACCAAGTCCAACACCGCTGCTAACGAAGTTAGCAAACCGACCGAAACCAAGTCCGAGCCTAAAACCCAAAGGGTTTTAGAGAGCCGAGGCGATTGGGAGCGCATCTTCGGCCACACCTGCAAGCTGGTCGTTAGCGTAGCTAACGGGGAGTCGCTTGAGGCCGACTGCCGTGACGGGTTTAGCTTCGCTAAAACTGCCGTTGCTCCTCACAGCCGAGCATACGCCCAAAGCCTGCTTGCTGGCTTTGCCAGCAAGAAAGCCGACAAATTCACCCTCGGCTCTGCTCTTTCAGAGCAGGACACCAGACGCAAGATAGCTATAGCTATCTTGAAGGCCACGAAACTCGGTGGCAAGGATGCACAGGCAATGCTCAGCAAAGCTGAGCCGAAACAAGCCAAGTCCTTCTGCGAGGCCGTTCTTGCTACCCTTTAGGGTAGCAAAACACCTCGTTTTTCACTCCCATCACTTTCGTAACCCTCTCTTTCAGAGAGGGTTAAAATTTTTCCGTCTTACGTGGGCGCACGTGGGCCCATACGCAACGCGTGGGATTCCATTCCGTGCGCACGCCAGCCCACGTTATCGCGTTGCACGCCCACAGAACACGCCTGGGAGCACATACCACACACACCTGCGCACAACGTGTACGTGGCCATCCGTGCATCGCGTCCACGCATCCACAACGCAACGTCCGTGCAGGTTGCGGCCAAGCCGACACGTGCACGCCCATAACACCTGATGTGGCCAATTGCTGGGCCCACATAAACGCGTGAGGTTTGCCACATATCTCCCAGGTCTGGCCAGGCCCGAACGTATGGGAGTCCACGAGCAAACGAGCCGACCTTGTGGGTGCCTACATCCCTTGCGTGACCATCCGACTTTTGGCCGTCCAATCCGTGAGTCGTGGCCAAGTGCCGTGGAGGTCCAAACGCGTGACATTGGACGTGCATCCCCAGGTGTGTGTGGGCATCCAAAACGCCTTGCCTTGGCCGTCCACGTGATAGTGTGTGAGCGTCCATCATGTTGCGTTGGACTCCCATCCAGTACGTGTGGCTCTCCACGTGGGTTATCTGGGAGTCCATGTGTGTTGCGTGGCTGTCCATAACGTGATCGTGGAGGTGTGATGGACGCATATTGGCCGCCCATCCGTAATACGTGGGCCTCCAATGTCAGGCTATTATGGTTGCCCACGTCTGTAGCGTGGTAGTCCAATCCCATCGCGTGGACTTCCACCCGTGTTTGCGGAGGTCCACGCGAGGAACATCGTAGGCACCCATCCTGTATGCGTGGTCGCCCAATGTCGCTGAGCTTTGGCTGTCCATCCGTGTCCACGCCTGGCAACGCGAGACATTTCGTGGGCATACCTGGATGTGACGTGGGCCTTAACACATTCTCAGGTGGGTCCAAAATTGGGTGTGCGTGGGCCTGTGCCGTGGGTGCCCAACCCAGTCGCGTGGCCTTACGTGGATGTATGTGGGAGAGTGTGGGCCTGTACTGGACGTGTGATGGGCATACGTGGACGAGCTGTGGACATACCTGGAGGCAGGTGGGCGCAACGTGGACCTGTGTGTGGGCTCAGAACGCCCGGATGTGGACGTGCGCTGTGGACCTGTGTGATGCGTTCGTCCAGGCAGGAGTGCGTGGACGATTACCTGGGCAGGTGTTCCTTGACATTCAATAACCAAAGAAAGACTTGACAGAAAGAAAAACTTTTTACGCAATTTATTTGCAAACACAAAAAGGTTGCACTACCTTTGTGTCAGATTTCGGTTGAGTTCCGATGCAAAGGTTTCAACGCGAAATTTATGAAAGGTTTGCATACGGCAACGTTCACACTATGTGCGATTTACGAGCAAGTGTATGTGTCTGACACTGCACACGTGAGAGTTGAGCTAAACCGAGTAATCAAGTTCATTGACATACGGAGTTGTTCCACAAGTACGCAATACACCTGCATCTGATGCGTTACATAGGCGATAGGGCGTATGAGCAACACGGACAACGCAAGTAAGCAAATTCTGAATTTGTCGAAAACGTTTTCCAAATGAACAACAAAGGTTTGATGCTCTAATGCACCTACATACGTAGGCGGTTGCAAGTCCGCAATCATTAGCCCAAAATAGGCTTTGAAAGTCAGAGCAGAGCAACAAAATTTTCAACTCTTGTGTTCCCGATTCGGGAGGCGTGACACAAGCACATAACAAGCGTACAAGGACGCGAAATCGCCACAAGTCAGTTATGGCTAAATCTAACAACACCAACACCACCGCAAAGTTCAACGTGACCTACGGCATCCTCGGACACGACAACGTACCTGCAAATGCAGCCGTGCTCCTGAACGAGCGTAAGATGCGCATAGAGGGCGACCTCGTTTCCGCAACGGAATTCCTCGCAATCGATGGCGTGAAATCCACCAAGGCCGAGGACATCGTGATGCCCGTACTCGCTGTGATGCTTGCAGACCTCCGTGAGCGTGAGGGATTCGCAAACGAGTTTAAGGTCGTCGTCGTTGACGGCGCAGAGACGGACAGCCGCATCCGTGCGAAGAGCTACTTCACGAAGTACCTCAAGGGCAACGTCATCTACAAGTCCAATTCCGAGGGCAATCTGAACAAGGCCGTGGTTCTTGACGAGGGCCTGCGCCTGAGTGGGACCTGCATCAAGCCGACCAACAAACAGCCTATCTTCACGGCCAATGGCAATGACCTGCGTGTGATTATGCACCAGACCGCCCTCGCCTTCATCAAGCAGGCATCTATGTTCACAGGCATCGTCAGCAAGGCTCGCGCCATCTTCGAGACGGCCTATGTCGAGGAGCAGAAAGTCGCTCCCAAGCCGACCCAAGCCGACAATAAAGCTCAGACCGTTGCAGTTGCCTAAGCCACACCCACATACCCTCACGTTAGCACCCAGCCCACAAGGTTGGGTGCTTGCTTATACACATACACGTGCCCACGCATAAATACGCGTCCACGTTTACGCATTACACATACGTTCGCACATACACAGGCGGGCGTATGTGTAGCGTATTGTGTTGCAAAGGCTCTAAACGCGTGAGGATTCGCATTTTCCCCAGACAAATAAAGCCAAAATAGGAGAACAATAAAATGAAACTCGCAGAAGCATTATCCATCAGCCCCATCACGCTTACGATGCAGTTGTATGCCCAGCCGTATGGGTTGGAATTGACAACCCAAATGCGTGACAAAATCAAAAATTTGCAGGCGAACAATGCCACGTTCTTCGTGTTCGTAGGTAAGCTCGGCCTGGATGTGTTGGAAACGCGTGAAAGAAATGTGCGTATTGCCCAGATTGTGGGCGGTCGTGTCCGTGACGGAGTTGCACTGTATTTCCTGCGAGGAGAAATGAACGTCATCGATTTTTCAAGCTGGAAGGCATCGTGGTCCCGTATCATTAGCGGACAGGTCGGTGCTGAAATGCGTGAAAAAGCTGCCCAGGATCGTGAGGACAGGCGCGAGAATCGGGAAAGACGCAAGCTTCTGTCCGAAATGGGCCGTCAAAATCGGTTCAAAGAGGCCGCTGAAGTGACCACCTACAAGAAGATGGGCAAACGTGGCTACAATATGACCTTCGATGAGCTTCGCCGTAAGCGTCAAATCGAGGAATTCGATGCGCAGTTCAAGCGCACGGAGATACGAGCAAGGCAAATAGCGTCCGTGTTATAATGCAAAATTTTGTGCTTTGTTTGCAACGCCCCGTAGGAAATGAAACTTGCGGGGCGTTTTTATATCCAAGCGTGCGAACAAAGCGGCAAGATACGGACTATTCATATACAGAAACACATAAACACCAATAAGCACAAAGTTATGAAAGCATTTGTATTCATCCTGAAGGGCATCGTCAATTTTGTCCTCATCGTAATAGGAACCCTCGCATTTATGGTCATCCTGGGTGAAGAAGCGCCCGGACACGAGTTATCCGTGTGGGCCTTCTTTGGCGGAAAGATACTCGCCGGAGTGGTCGTATATATTTGCTTCAAGGTAGGCTGCTGGCTGAATCCTCAGTGGGCCGCTGAAATGCGTGAAGAAAATCAACAATTCTCAAACAAATAACAAATTTTAACACATTACAGCTATGTATGCAAAAGCACACCCCTTTGGCTATAAGAAAGTAGCCGCCGTTCGTGACGATTTCAAGAATTTCCGTAATTCCGTCAACAAGAAGAACAAGCAAACCGTTACCATCGATTGCCCCTATGAGGTGACCGAACGTGTCGCAAAACGCAATCCTGAGACCGGTAAACTCGAATTTGTTCCGGTGATGAAAAGCGTGAAGAAAAATGGAAAAACCGTCAAGGTTCCAAAGACCAAAACGTTCCACAACACCATCTCGCGCCACGTCACTCACTATAATCAGTAAGCGCGTATGGCTTCAAAAATCACCACGGACAACCCAAGGCACCACAAATACGTTGTGGTGAACAAGGTGGAGCGAAAGAAGTTTGTGAAGAAACTCATAAAGCTTACTTCGCTCCTGTTCCCCAGATGGATGTTCAAGCCAAGATGCCACGGTTACAGAAACTACGGCATTTTCTCAACATGTCATCCATATCTGGAGAAGGGAATGAAGATTATCTATGATGATTGTAATCACAAGAGTTATCGTGTAATGGTTAAAACGATTGCTGGTTGGCATTTCGTTCAGTCAACCGGTTCATGTTGTATAAACCCTCACCGTAGATATTCCCCAGCTAAGTTCAAGTCGTTCCGAAGGTTGATTAGGCAATGCAATATCCGCAATTGGAACGATGTAAAGCACTACAAATGTTCTTTTGCATATTAAGCGTAAAACGGTCCATAAATCTTAGACCCGGCCCACAAGGTCGGGCTTTGTTGTATAGCAAACACACAAAATAAATATGGCAAACATTCATTTTTCCAACGAGGCGACCTATGAGCGTTTCCTGAAATGCTCAGAAATGTGTCGTGATTTGAATCTTCCCAATGACAAGACCATAGATAGCTGTCTTTCCAGGCTTATGCACTGGAGAATGTGGGATGCTACTATCTACATCTGCACGGACTATGACGAATTATCGTTCTATTTCTATGAAGTGCGTTCAGATGGTTCTCACGGCCTCAACGGAGGCATCATATTCCACGGTAAGCGTGATGGTTTCGGTTCCGGCCAGGGACCTACCTTCAGCGTATGTTTGGAGCCTACCGATGGCTATTCTATTCACACTTAATAGGAGGAAAGCGTTATGACAAAGCGTGAATTTGAACAAAGTATTGCCGAGCTCGCAACTAAGGCGTGCGACCTTCGGTGTGAACTGGAAGAACTCAACCATGAAGTTCATGAAGAGGTGTTGTATGCTGATTGCCAGGATGACGAGGAAATGTGGAACAACTGGAATGAGATTCTGGAGAATTTTGCCGCCTCCGTTTCTGAGGTCGAGGAAATGTTCTTCAACATCAAAACCGGCCAGAGGTCTATCTATTGTCCGGCATAGGAGGAATGCGTGATGATACTTGCGTTTTACTCGATTGACAACGAGTGCGGATATGACCGTGACTCGTTTGCGAATTCCACTCCTACAGAAATCCTCGATGCTCTGGAGAAATTGCCAGACGAGCAGTGGTACTGTTATGACCTTTCCCTTAAACCATCAGGAACATACCCGCCGCTCAACGCTTTCGTTGAAGATTACAACGATGAAAAGCTTGACCTCGGTTTTTGGTGCGTCCTGATTAAAACGGACTAATTATGGGTGGAAGAACAAACATAGAAATGCTTATCTGGGTATTCAGCACATCGCTAAGAACCACGGATTCCACTTCGATGTGGACCACTATGAAGAGGAAGGCGAGGTGTGCATCTGGGGTGGCTGCAACGTTCCTACACTTGCATACGTTCAATTCCTCTGCGATGACACCGGGCTTCTCCGTGAAAACATCGAAAGTAATGAATGCGGGATAGATGTATTTATTCCCCAGGACTAGTACGACACAAAAGCGCGAGGACCCCACAAGAAAGGTATGGAGTTCTGGCGTAGGCTCTCATAAATTTTCAAAAATTTTTCAAGGAGTGGTCAACTTTTCACTCCAAACATTCCTATTCGTTATTAAACGCAGCACATCAATATTATGCAGACGAAAGCTTTTTTCGGCACTGAAGGTCTCACTTCGACCTCTGCCAACCACGTTGCAAACCTCGCTAAAGAGGCAAACCGTGAACACCAAAACTATCTTGACAGCATCCAATTCTATGCTGAACACATCAAAGTCCTCGGAGACGCAGAAAGCACGCTCGTACAGGACGGACTCAACAGCGGCCAGCTCGTTCTGGTAGAGAACGCAATCGATGCCATATCCAAGAATAACGCCCTCATCGCTTTCCTCCGTGAAGCGATCAAGGAGAAGGAACGCCTGGAGAAAGAGGCGAAGGGCTGGAAGAACACCGTTGCCCGTGACGCTCTCGCCCTTCGCCGCAAGGAGAACGTTCGTCCAGTCAAAAAGGACTACGTAACAGAGGAAGAAATTCGTTCCAAGTGGAGCATCGGAGAACTTGAACACTATCTCTCGCTGGAGGCAGACTGCGCCGTGGTCGGTAAGTACATCCACGAAGGCGGTTCCCTGAGCAATGCACGTATCGATGCGATGCAGAAGCTCACCCACCCCAGGTCCGTTAAGGAGAACGGCCGTGACACTATCGTTACGGAATACAAGCTCACCGTAGAACCGTCAAGCATTGATAATCTGTACTTCTGCTTCCAGTCCCGTCACCGCAGTCGCCAGGCTGAATTGAATGGGATGAAGAAAGCGGTTCTGGACGATGTTCAAGCCTGCAATCTGAAAATTGACGAGGAGTTCAGAACAGCTAATACCCAGTACCTCCACGTTGATGCCGAGCTTGACCGTGAGGAGCGCAAGATTGAGATGGACGAAAATGAGAAGAGGCAGATCCTTCTCTGTGAGGTCCAGGCTCTCAAAATCGTCCTTCCTAACCGGCTGAAGGAAACGTACAACGCTCTTATGAACTCCGGAAAGTAGTAATCCACCAGGGCCTTCTAAATGCGTGACTGAGTGCTTGCACGAAACCGCATTGAATGCCCGTGATGGTTGTGTACCTTTTGTATGACAAAATTAATTCATCAAAAATGGCTCAGGTCACAAAGCATTCCCACCCCACGATTGGATGACATAATCCATAGGGTTTTGCTCTTGTTCTTGCCAGTGGTTCTGAGGTCCTTGCTCTTGATATTGATTTTGTTTGTTCGCACAATCATTACGGACAAGTTGGCCCTTTTTATTTCTCAATATGATTACAAGTTTGGATGAAATCATTGCCTGCCCTGAGTTCCAGAAGCTGGATGAAATCGGTGGGCACAAGGTATATCACCTCGAAGGTAGTGCACTTGTGCATACTATGATGGTAATCCGCGAAGCCAAAGAAATGTTCCCCAGCGAACCTTTGATGTGGCGCGTGGCCGCTCTTCACGACATCGGTAAAATCTATACGTCCATTTGTAATGGGCCGGACGACTGGAGCTATCCTGATCACGCACTGTGCGGAAGTTTCAAGGGCGTTCTTGTGAAGTTCATTTCCCTCCAGGACGAGAACTTCCGTGACATTCAATGGTATATTAAGAATCACATTAAGCCTCTGTTCTGGATGAAACGAGGGGTTACTTACGGCCACGGCGAATTGCTTGCGATGACTAACGATATGCCGTCTGAGAACTGCTCCATACACAATCTTGTGGGCCTTTCCGTCTGTGACATTCGTGGCTCAATAAGCAATGAGGACCAATCTGAACTAATCAAATATCTACTGAAATTATGGGAAAGATGAAGAAAGCAATCCGTGCCCTTATTCTTAAATGGGTTGCGAAGCACTTTGGTTACGAAATCGTGAATCAGTGGGTGTATTTCGGTTACAACTATCACAGTGATCGTGACATTATCCAGAAATGCTGGGGTGATCCCGATAAACCAGGAATGCCGAACCATTTTTACGGCAAGTTCTGCAATCTCTATAACCGGTATGGCTCCAATGCCATTATGAATCGGTTTTTTGTCGAGCTTGATGGTAATAACCGCTTGAAGCTTTACAACTATTTCCTGAACAACTACGCCAACGAAAGGTTTTAGTATGGAACACACTGACGGAGGAACTTACAACGGGAGGTCTTATGTACTGACCGTTTGGTGGAAACATTACACCTACATCACCGGTCCCTATAAAAACTGGGGAACTGCGTACTATAAGGATGCCGCCTGCACACGGCTCTATGCCAAAGACCCGTTTCACGCCAAGCACAAAACGTGTGTCGTGACGTTGAACGGCGTGTCTGTTCTTGCAATCAAAGCCGAATAACAAACAACAAAGATAAGCACGGATATGAAAAAGATTTACAATGTCTTGAATGCTGAGGGAGACCAGCTCAACGACAGTGCTTTTGACTCCCGCGAAGAGGCCAAGAACTTCTTGGCCGAATACAACCACACGCTCTTCCCGGAAAGTGGCCTGGAAGTCGAGGAAGTGGAGGTTAAAACCTGGGAAGACTATATGCCTAGCCATGTTTACCTCTATAACATTGACTATTGTGACGACCTGTCGCATCAGCCGAAACTGTTGAACGAGTGTATCGTAAAGAACAACTTATACCCTATCTCTGAGAAGCTGGATGACTGGTGGGATTTCCCGGAGCAGTATTATCTCGATGAAATCCAAAAGAAGATGATCAATGACGATATGGGTGAAGAGTTTGATGAGCACTATGACGAAATCCGCGATTGGCTTGTGGATCACGACGAGAGCGATCCAGTCCACAACCTCATCCGAAACACCAGTACTCTTGCCTGCTACTATGACCTCGGTTATGACGCTGACGGCTGGCACGAGGCTTTCCTTTGCAATCCCTGGAGAAATACATCTGAGGCCAGGGAAGTTGCCAATATTCGCCGGAAGCTCGGAATCAAGAAGGGTAGCAAGCAGGATAAGCAGCTTGAATCCGTTGTTGCAAATGCCAGTTATGGCGGCAACCTGCGCATCTACTTCACGCTCAATCTGGCGAACTTCGTGAACTACAAGGAACCGAAGGACGACTTCAAAACCATCATCTTCAAGGGAACGTTCGCCGTTGGCATCATTGACACGGTTCAGGGCTCCGGCGATTTCGAGAACATCGAGATTGACTGCAAGTTTCCGTTCAAGCGCGAGAACCTGATTGTATCAAGATGCGACCACTATAGTCTGGAAAGCATCTTTGGCACTTACAACGACTTTACCAGAAATCTCGATGAACCAGTGCTTTCTTACAAGAACGAAAGCCGCAGAACCGTGAAGACATCATCTGCCGCTGCCCAACTTGCATTGCAGGCTGAATATAAGCGCGTGTTTGATGCCGGTGGTTGTACTTTCGGAGACACCGACTTCAGTCGTCACCGTGATGTGTATTATGACAACACTGTCCCTTGTGGGCATCGTTGCCCTCATTGCGGTCAGTTCTGGATTGATTAAAAATCTGAGTTATGACAACGATAAAAGACATTCAAATCCCTTGTTTCTCAGGATTCTATGAATCAATTTGGGAAAGTAGCGATGTTGATGACGGATTCCTGCAAGAATGCGAGAATCGCGGCATAATCCTGACGGATGAGTGGGAGCTTGACTTTAAGGCTTACGAGAATGACGTGGCAGAGGCATACGTTGACATCTATGAGTCAATAGTTAAGCGCGAACTAAACTTGTCCGGATTCAAGCTTATTTTCGCCGAGATTGTATCTCCCAGAGAGTACAATTTTTCTACTGACCGCATCTTCTGCAACCTGGAAGTGGAGAATCTATCCGAATTCTTGGCAAAATTGGTTGAGCTTGCTGTTCCCATTCGGGATAAACTCTCGGAAATGATCAGGCGCAACCATACGTCCTGTGACGGCTTCATCTCATTTATGGATAATGTCTTGGATGAATGGTTGTGCCGTCTGAAAACTGACGCTGAAGATAATGCAATCTATCTCAGCTATTTCATATTGTACCTGACGATTCTTCACGGCGGTTACAAGAATGGCTACGATATAGACTACGAAATCTATGAATTCTCAGAGGTTTATCGTGAACACTATTACGAGCCAAATACGGATGCTGCAAGAGAAGAACTTAAAGCAATCGAACTGAAGGAGGAGGAACGCAGGTGGGATGAGAAACACCAACTTAAAATACCGTTCGAATATGAAAACTGAACGCGAAAGTTTAATCAAAAAGGTGAGAGCATTTCTGATTGAATCCTCTCACAATGCTGTTGAAGAGACCAAAACGAAAAATGGTGCCTCTTCAACATTCTTACTCAACATAGACATCAATATTTCCGTGGTTCTTGCTTGGATTAATGGGTTTGATCCTGAAGAGGACGACCCGTTTTCTGATGGAACCTGGAGACTTGAAGCGTCTGCGTGATTCCAGTTACTTCGTGGAGGATTGGGATTATACTGGAGAAGGTAGCTTTTGTAGCCTTTACAGCAGCGATGAGAAAGAGGGCTTTAAGTCAATTTCCGAATGGCTTGTTGACCTGATGCTGAACTGCGGTTATCTCCATCCGCACGCATTCTTCTATGTGCCTGAGCTTGGTGAGCTGGATGCGTTCTTTTATGCAGATGACGTGGCGATGGAATATCGTCACAATCTCCCGCAGGAACGCGACCTGGTTCACGAGTGGTGGTATTATCACGGTTGGAACCGCGATCGTGACAGTGCCGAACGCTTGAAGGTGTGGGCTGAATATGTGGCTGAATACTACATGGCCGAGGTTTACCGCGATGAGCCCGGCGCAAACATCACCGCAGACCAAATCTTCCAGGCATTAATCAAGGAGGACTAACTATGAACGCAGAAATCAAAAAGCTTGGCCCGCTTGCAGAAATCGTCAGGTTCGACAACAACAGCGAGAGCACGGTTTATGGCTATCTGAAGGGGTGCTATGATAATGACGGTGTTGAAACCGCCTCTTATGAATGCGACAACTATGTTCTTGATGGTTCATCCAAAATCTACGTTCCTGATGGTAAGCAGCGAATTTTCTTCTCCGTTAGGGATAGTTATGTGGTAATCTGCGAGTGGGATGACCTGTATGACTCGTTCGTGATCTGCCGCCCCATATCTGACGGGGACATTGACTACATCGTCCAGAAGATTAAAGACCTGGATGAACTTCTCTATAAGACGTTCTACTTTCCCGGTGAAACGCCCAAGAAATTCTTGATGCGTGCCATCGAAGGCGCAGAAAGCCGTAAGTATGATTATGCCTTCCACTCTCTTAGAACGAGGCTTGAAGCAATAACTTTATAAACAAGGAGGAATAACAATGCAATACATTGTAGAAGAAAACCTGAGCAATTTCAATTTCTGGTCAGGTGGTGCTGACCGAGCCAAGTTGTTCACGCTTGAACAGCTTGATGAAATCGAAGAGCATCTTTGTGAAATTTTTGGTGACGAAATCCCCACTGACACACAAATCAACGACCTGTTTTGGTTCGATGTTGATGTCGTTGCCGGTCTCATTGGTGTAAGATTGGACGAGGATGAAAACGTGATCGAGGACCTTGAAGAGTGGGCCGGAGACATTATCGCCAAATATGATGAAACGCGTCACGCAATCTATTTCGATGATTTTTGGCTTGATGCGTCAATTTGCGGAGAGCCTGACTGGAAATCAAAGGGCGAAGTTATCGAAGCGTTTGATGATTATGTAAGCGACAATTGGCTGGACCACGCCCACGATGTTCTGGATGAGAAATTCCCAGACGCAAATGATGAAATCAAAGACGAATTTGCTTGCGAATACTGGCAAAACGCGGACACAGACGAAAAGAACGTGGCTGATTTCGAAGAGTATCTTAAATCACAGGAGGATTAATAATGGAAACTTTTAACGAATACTGCAAAAACTACATCAAGGACCACATCGATAATTATGTTGGTCACTCTGTTTATGGTTGTGATCTTGGGTTTATAATTACCGAAGGTCCCAATATGGACGGCTCCCTTACATATTCCCGCTATGATGCTATGGAGTACCTGAAGGAATGGTGGATGGACGCTGCCGACTATTTTGACTGGGAGAAGTTAAATCTCGGTACAACAAGCAATCCCTTCGATAACCCCGAAGCCTATATGGTCTGTATGGTTATCGAAGGCGTTGACGATCTGCTTTCCCAGTGCTCGGTTATCGAGAAGCATTGGAACGATGACTTCAAGCTAACCGCGAAAGCCGCTGAGAAAATCTGCAAGGAAATCGAAGACCTTGAAATCCGTTGGACTAAATAATAACGCCCTATGAAAATTTACGTTGTTAAAATTCTTGTGGAGGACATAGATATGAACTCCTGCTCAGTAAAACTTTTCGAGGACTTCAAATCAGCCAGCGAGTATGCCAATGATGAAATCGATTCCTATGGTTCTGATTACCAAGGAAACGTAACCGAAAGGGCATCGCATCACCTTCAGATGGAAGCTGGAGACATCTACGTTACCATTGATATTGAAGAACACGAGCTATGCAAGTCTATGTGATTACAATGCTCTATGCCGACTACAAAGGCGAGAGCGTCTGGGTTCTTGGTGTCTATACCACGCTGAAAGCGGCTAAGGATGCCCTTGAACTCCATCTCTACGAACGCTTCGAAGACCTTTTCGAAGATGAAGAAAATTGCTGCCAGAAACTGAAGGAATATGTTGAAGGCGGCTATCAGGATGATTTAACCTGGGAAGTTGGCCTCGACCACGATGACGACATCACCAGGTTCGAAATTCATAAAACCGACCTCTATGAAAGTTGAATACAAAATTACGGAACTCGACCACGAAAACCTGGTTAACTTCCTCAGCACCGCCACCTATGGCGACAACACTTTCGAAATCTTCACCCCGGAGGAATTCAAGGAACTCCGCAATCAGGGTGAGGGTGACTGCTGGGAAGATAAGCTGGCGAACGTTCTTCTCGCCGGAGGCAAGCTTGACATCGTTGACAGAGGCGATGATGAGATAATGCCTGACGAGGTGGCAACCTTCCAGCCTCTCTACCCCAAGCACTTCCACCACCTCGAAAAGTACACCGATTGCTACGACAACGCAATCTATTATCCGGTCTATCGGATCGGTCTGGGAGACATTATCGAAGCGGCCCAGACTGACGAGGGGTATCGTTACGCAAAGGAGCTGTGGCTTGACGAGACGGGCGATTTCTATACCGCCTGGAATCTTCTTCAGCTCGTAATCTTCGGGGAGGTCGTCTATGGCTAACGGTTATCAGAAATACCGGGTCAATGTGGATTTCCATTACGGCCCCTGGGAAACGTACATAGTAAGCGCGAGAAGTGTCGCAGAAGCTCGCAAGATTGCGAAGGCGCGATATGCCCGTGACTACTTCAAGAAAGGCTATATGAAAACCTATGTAGAAAAGGAGAACTGATATGCAAAACAAAGTAATTGAACTGGCCCTCAACGATTTCAGAGAACTCTTGTTTGAAGAAATCGGAGACGAGCTGGAAGAACGCAAGTCGGTTGACCTTGATGGTTTGACGTTGCGCAAATCAATCGATGGAGACGGCTACAACATCTGCAAGCGTATCTACCTGGACGAAAAAGGTTGGATTAAAGTTGACTACACCGACCACGAAACTGGGCACGATCATTCTGATTTGATTGAGTTGTTCTCAGTTGATGAAATTTTAGAAATCATTAACGCACTATAATATGGCAAAATTCACCAAAGTAACGTCCGTTGACCACCTGTTTAAGCTGGTCGCCGAAGGGCATACCGATTTCTTCATCCAGCTGAATTTCGGTGCCCGTTCAAGCAAATACATCACGCTTGGAGACAAAGAAGGAACGCTGGAAATCGAAAACTTGATTGACGGTTCGAGACAAACCATGACCGCCAAGGAGATAATGGATGAATCTTTCACCAATATCGGCAAGGCTATCAGTTACGGATCGTTCTGGGTGGAGGACTAAGCTATGGTACATATAGTAGTTCTCGATTTCGATTGCCTGGAAGTTGATTTCATCGATGTAACGCAGGAAGTCCTTAATAAATTTGGAGAGGACGATTCTGAGCAGGTTGAAAACTTCCTCTATGGTTACTGTGGTTATAACAGTGACGTTCAGTTTATGGTTTCCGAAAGCGAAACCGTCAAAGTAAACCACCTTCAGCCGGAAGATTTTGGCGGTGGAGACGTGGATGCTTGGATAGACGAAAATCTCTAACACTCAAAATACAATCATTATGGCACTTACAGTTGCAGAATTAAACTTTTATGAGAGCGTTCCCAGAACGCTGAAAGACATCGCAAATGCTCTTCAGATAATCGCTGGAGGCAAACCCGCCGAGAAAGTTGAGGAAGCACCCGCTCCCCAGCCCGAAACAACCGAGGTTAAATCCGGCCTTTCTAATCTGAATCCCACTTGGGACGAGGAACGCAAGGCCGTTTTTATCCCCATCATCAACAAGTACCTGGACGCTAAGCGCAGCGCGAAGGAAATGACCTGGGATGAGGCTATAGCGTATGTCAAGAAAGCTGGTAAGGAACCCCCCAGCCAGCACGAAATGTTCGCTATCCTGTTCTTCAAAGATGAAATCAACGCAATCTTGGAGGAACACGGCGGCGATCTCCTGACCGAATGGGCGTGGTCCTCCTCGGAGTTCTCGGCCAACTACGCCTGGAACGTGGGCTTCAATGATGGCAACGTGCACGGCACCAACAAGTGCTACTACGGCTGTGTTCGTGCAGTTGCGGCCATTTAGCGTTGTAACTTGTGCTTGAATGTTTCGCCCCGCCGCTTTGACGCGGCGGGGCATATTTATTCCTGCCTTATGAAAACGACTGACACTTGGCGACTGGCCCAAAATGTACAGGCCCTCGCCTATAATCTGCTGAAGCGTGCTGTGACCGCCCTTGGTGGCGAGTATGTATTCCCCCGCGATAAGGAAAGGCCGCTGATTCCCGCAAACCTTGACGATGGTGTTGCCGGACCGAGGGACTATGAAATTTCCCGTCTTGTTGTGGACGAAAATGGGCTTTCTATCTACGGTTTTGAGTGTGGTGATTATCCGACAACTGATGAAGAGGTTGAGATAAGCAGCCACGAAATATACGTTGGCTGGATGCAGTACATCTTCGACTATCTCCCTGAGGTGGAAGGTTTTGATGCGACCGCAACCGATGAAGACCTGTCTAAAATATTTGAATGGATATAACTATGGAAGGCAAAACTCAGCTACGCTCCGAACTTAAGAAGTTCCGGACGCAGAGGACGAGCCTGAAAATGGCCGTTCTGGAAACCCTCAATAAACTCGGAAAGCATGGGATTGAATTTATGGACGAAGACCATCGCCCCTGGGCAATTAACATGGAAGTTTATCGTGAATTCCCAGTAAGAGCTATCCGAATGAACGACAACAAGTTGCAAATCAAGGATTGGGATGGTTATGTGACCGAATGGGAAGATGCCAGCTTTGATTGGGACACCATCAATTGGCTGGAACTTGCTGACGTTGCAACCCTCCTTGTGAACGCAGAAATATGGGATTGATATGGCATACAAGCTTAAGGTTCTCATTATGTCCGACTGCGCTAATGAGATATTCGAAAACGAAGGCTACAAGGCCCTGAGAAAAGAGTATCAGTATGGAAGTTCACTGAGCCTTTACGATGTGAACTACGTTGAGAAAACTTTCCGAACCAAAGCGGCCAGGGACGCTTTTATAGATGGAATGGCAACTATAGCGGAAACATTCAGTCTTCCCGAATACGCCATCATCGATAATCGTTGCCGATGGGAGTAAAAAGTGGTCAACTTTTCACCCCTTTTCTCTCATAAGAAACTATTATTTTATCAGTAACACATCATTTTTATGGGATATTCAAGAAGCGACACGGCCCATTTGTGGGCCCATCAATTAAAGGAACGCGTGGCTCTTTCCAATAATCTCTCGGCAGAGGGAACGAAAATCTACTCCTACAACACTGTGATCGGCCAGATATTCTTCTTCAAGAACGGCCACAGGTGTTACATTCTGCAAACAGGAACGTTCTCCAGTTCAACCTCTAAGCATCAAGGATATGTGTGCTCTGCAATACCTGGAAACTACCTCACGTTGCCGCTGCACGTTGACTGTGATACAAATTGGGGTTGGACCGGCTATGGGTATTACCCTGAGTGCAATGAAATTACTCAGGTGAAGGACCAGATGTGCTTCCTCTTCGACCAATCAATCGACTTACTTCAGGCTATTGAGGAATATAAGATTGACAAAACCCTGAAGAGCGAAAAGGAAGACCTGATTGTTCGTATATGGAATAATATGCAGATGTTCTGCGAAATTTCCGGGGAGGTAAGCATTTCGAAGCTCGTCAATACGAAGAATGCCGATTGGCGTTCAAATGCCCACAATTGGTATCAGGATTGCAAGAAGGAGCGCGTTAACAAAATGCGTAAGGCCCTCCGTTGCCTGAATGCTGGAATGACTATTGGCGAAGTTGTTGATGCCATCCTCGGACAAGGGACATATCAGGCATACATTGACCGCACCCAGAAAATTCGTAAGGGTCTGGTGACATATCGTGCAAATGCGGGAAACCGCCGAGCCGAGCGCGAACGTGTTGCTTTGTTGTCAGAGAAAGAACGCCTCCTCGAAAAGCTTCCGGAACCTCTTTGTACAGAAATTTCTGAACGAATCGAATCTGGGGATCGCAGCGTTTATCGTGATCTGTACCACCTGGGTTACATCCAGAACATCCCCTACGACTACTACGAAAATTCAGACATCTACCGTGGCGGCAACGTTCTAATGCGTCTGCGCAAAGGAATCGTTGAGACCAGTAAGGGCATGAAGATCTCGATTGATGAATGCAAGCGTATCTGGAAGCTTGTTTGCCGGTGGCACAAGAACCAAAGCTCGTTTACTGCTGGAGAAAGGGCAATCACTATGGGTTATGGTTCTGGATGGGACATCAGGGCATATCTTCACGACATCCTTCACGCCGGTTGCCATTCTATCGCTTATGATGAAATGCGAGACCTCGCAATTGAACTTAAATTTGTAACAATTTAGTTATATGGAAGACAAAATTCTATCAATGTTCTTTGAAATGGAACGCTGGCAGTATGCCATCGGTAAGGGCATTGGTAAGGACGTAAGGCGCGATCAGCTCTACCAACTTGCCAAGCCTGAAGTCCGTGCGGCCATCTACCAGGCTATCAAAGAAGGGCGGTATCAAATTTCGCCGCCTCACACAGCAAAAATTCCCAAGGATATTCCTGGGGAGTTCCGAACGGTCTATGTAAACGAACCGATTGACCGTATCGTTCTCAGTATTGCAAACGACCTCCTTTTTGAGTTGTGTCCGGATATGATTCATCCCTCGTGCAAGTCGTATCAGAAAGGAATCGGTTGCGGTAAGGTTGTGCAGCAGGTAAGCAATATAATCTGTAATACAACCGGTAACGTCAAGGGCTGGAAGTCCGACCTGAGCAAATACTTCGATTCAGTGCCGTTGAGGTATATTGATGGCGTGTTTGATAAGGTCGAACAACGCCACGGTAAGTCTGCGGTAATCGATGTTTTGCGGAAGTATTAACATAGCAATGTCTTCTTCAATGAGGATGGTGTGATATGTGAGTCCTTCCAGTCACTCAAACAGGGTTGCGCTGTTGCCGCTTTCCTTGCAGACGCCATTCTGTACCACGTTGACCAAATGCTTGACGAACTGGGTGGGTTCTACATTCGCTATTCGGACGATATGCTCTTCTTGGGAGAGCAATATGAGAAGGCAATGACAATCCTCCAGGAAGAACTTGGTAAGATGGAAATGAAGCTTAATCCAAAGAAGGTTGAGTATTTGACAAATGACAGATGGTTCAAATTCTTGGGCTACTCTATTAAGGGTTCGGACATTTCCCTTTCCTCAACGCGAATCAAGAATTTTCAGAAAGAGATTGAGTCACGCACGATTAAAAAGCGCGGAATATCCCTGAAGAAAGCCGTGAATGCGGTCAATAAGTACTTGTATAAAGGAAACGGCCAGTTCAGCTGGGCCACCCAGATTCTTCCTGTTTGCAATGTTCGCAAGGACATCGACACTCTGAATGTATTCGTGATGGATTGCCTGCGTGCGGTTGCAACTGGGAAGCGCAAGATTGGCGGCCTTGGATATGTCGTTTCCAGCAAGGACGGTTGTATCGCAAGAGGCCGTGGCAGGAATGTGAGCGCAAACCGAGCCAAGACCAAGAAAGAAATTGAAGGCTACCTTACGCTGGGGTGTATGCAGAACGCAATCACAACACGGAAGGCGGTTTACAATACACTTGTAGCATCTTTATAGGTTAACGCAAGCCGGTGAAGATATGCTGGGAGATTTAGTTTGCTGTTCTCAAACCAGAAGTTATGAGTCCCACACTGTTCCAATGTAACAGTGATGCGACTCAACTTCTGGCGATAACAGCTAACATCATGCTCCTATAGAAATGCGTAACCCAGCATTATTTCACCCCGTAGCACAACGGTTTTGTTCCTGTCAATATGGATTTATCACACGCCGCACAAACCCCCTGAGTATCGAGGCCAATACCCTCGATACTCAGGCAAATGCGGCGTGCTGAGATCACAATCGTACAGAAGTGTGCCGATATTGTGATGGAACACGATGCTAATGCAAGCTACTTCCAGTGGGATTATGATATTTCATTTAGGACGACTCTTAATAAGCCCTACAGAACTTGCTGCGTCTTATCTGACGCTACCGGTTCTGTATGGCTTCTGATTCGTCTTCAATCAAGAAAATAAAGGAATGCACCTGTAATTGGTTGGAAGTAACCGAGTGTGAGGATTTTGTTCGAGGTTAGATTCTATTCACAGGATCAGATATGATATGACGTGTTTCCTGTACACCAGAAGACACACCTTGGTAGCGTCTTCTTCTTACAGGAATACGTCATCCAAATCTGATGCACAATCAAGACAATACAGAAACACACCAATCTAACGAGAACAAACGTTGAAGTACAGCAACAAACCAGGACAATGAGACTATGCTTTTAGCAACCGGTGTCACAAAACCCTGGTGACCAGCATTACCTTGCTGGTAACCAGGGAGACCACCGGTTGTCTCCATCAAAGTGGTAAAGAATTGTACAAAAGTCTTTGAGCCCTTAATACGAAATCATTATGCAAAACATTTGGAAAGAAACAATTCAGTCGGTCGGTGAAGGCAAGCGTTTTAGAGTTGACTTCGAGAACCGCAACTTAAAGGTTGATGGCAAGTTCATCATCCAGGACGGTCAGTATGAAGGCGAACTCGGCCTTGAACGTGTCAGTACTGAGAAAATGCTGGAGGAAATCGAAACGTATTTCCAGCATTACAAGCATTCAATCCCATCTGAGAGAAGCCAATCAAAGAGCAATAATTATTTTCTCGCCCTTCCTGAGAACGACCTGGAAGATGATGATATGCTCTATGGAGACAATCGAGAGGTCTCCCAAGTTTCTCTTGAACTCTACATACTCATTTGCATCCTGAACGGTTCGTTCATCGCAAGTGAGGTCTTCACAGCCGGACAATGGTTCTGGCAATCAACAAACGACCGTGATTTGGTCATCCTCCGTAAATGGATAGAAAAGTAAACAAACAACAATTTAATTCACAAAGCCTTATGAAAACAAATGTAATTTGCCCTAACTGTGGCACCGAACTCACCATCGAAGTCAAGAATGCTCACAAGAAGAACGTTTCTGCCATCGCAACAGCCGCCTGCCCTTCCTGCTCTGGGACTTCTACCGGCAAGGCCGCATCACGCATCGCCGCCCTTGCAGCAGCAGGGTATGACACCACCGGCCTCTTCGCTGTTCAGGGCGCGGCTGGAGAAATCATTGTCCGTATGGTAAACGGCGTTCCCCAGGCAATTCCTGAGGACGACCCTATCTTCGCCAGTATTATGGCTGAGGGTACAGTTCCCGATCGCCGTCTGTTCAGACGCTGGGTGATGGCCCAGATGTTCCGTATGCTGAGGGTTGACCAATGGAACAACGGTTATACAAATGCAATGCACGACAAAGGGTACGAGTACACCTGGGAGATGCTGGAAGAAGAGTTCCGCGTTCAGGCAAAGCTTGCTAAGAACGACCCTGAGAACTTTCTGAAGCGCAACCGTTGGTTCAACAAGGCGGTCGTGGTCAAAATGGCGAACGACTACATCAAGGAGCTGAACCGTTGGTTTGAGACCCTGAAGGAGAAGCACTGCAAGGGCGTTCCCTACAAGACGGTTGCAGGCGTTAACGTCTTCGTGTCCGACTTTTCAAAGAAGTTCGTTCACCCGCTCTCTTCTATCATCTGGAAGATTGAACGCACCAAGAATCCGCAGGAACTGTACAATGCGGTGTACAACTTCAACCGTGCCCGCGTGAAGCTCCCTTTGAGAACCAAGCAGAGCTCTGCCTGGGTAGAGGCGTTCAAGGGCTCTGGTGCCTATTATACGCTCCAGAACCTCATCCTCTTCCACGGTGCCGTCCTGATTGGCAAGTACAACAAAAAGCTCAACAAAGCCACTTCTATGGCGTATCTTGAAGATCTCGCCGGAGAATACAGCGCGTCTGGGTGTGACGGTTGGCGTATGCTGGTTTGTCTGAAGAAAGCTATCGGAGACAATGGCATCGACATTGATGCCAAGCGTGCTGAGTGGGCCGCTAAGAAAAGCGCCAAACTCAGCAAGTAATCCGGTGATGCAACGTGCCATAGATGGTTCCCGGAACGGATTTATATGAGCTGCTTTAACGCCTGGATTAACTGGGAAATCATCCCAGTACATCCAGGTTCCAGCAGCTCCTACATCTGCTGAATATAGTAATGCGCCTCCAGGTGGTCTTTTGGCGAAATAGTACAATGTGTCGTATCAAGAAAACCATCTTTTAATCGGTGATTTGCAAACTCCTGAAGAACCTTCCAGGATTCAGATCACCCATTATCAAGAGTGTAAAGAATTGTACCAAAGTTTTGAGAGCGACAAATTCAAGTGCAATGGCTCTATTCAAGGTTGGGAAATTTAAGGTTGACGGCCACTATAGCCTTCAGCATACGAGATGTAGTGATCTAAGTAAGATCATACATCTCATGCTGGAAGGCCAATGCTGCCGTCAATTTATCAATTTAATATAGGAATGCACCGCCCCAAATGAGAAAGCAAAAGATAGTACAATCAAAGTATCTGAGAGGTGCTTAGTTTATTCTACATCCGTATAACTCGGGTCCGTTCTAACTCAGGCAGCCCGCTCATTCACCGGCGGCCTGAAGTTTCCAGGACCCGAGTAACCAGATGTATCAATCAGTCTAATATAGCGATGTGCCACACCCTTAAAGATACTAAACGTGGCAATATGGCCAATTTGCCAGGGAACGTTGAAGTTCAAGTAACATCAGTGAGCCGATTGAATGCGGGAGAGCACTGCTTGCAACTGCGTTATCCGCAGGCAAGCAGTCCCGCTCCCGCAAACTGATGTTCCAATCAAAATAATAAAGATTCATATCGGAACGCTGGATGGCAAAAAATGTTTAACGGTAATATGACCAGAGTGCAAAATGGCAATACGTATTTATTATCCTTCAAAGATACGGGGCCAGGCGAGCAGATGGCAGGAGCTTTCACACCTGCGATGCGCTCGCCAGAAGCCCGTTCTTCGGGAGGATGTCAATCAAATCCATATAGCAACATATAGATTGTCTGATTGCATTTATTATTTCTTATCAAACAATGTCGAGAACGCAAGAGTGGAAAGAAAAACGGCAGAAAGCTGTGCAAGATAGAATGGAATATGTCCGTTCGCAAATTAATAGTATAGGCGGCACCATCCTCGAAGAAAACGATGTATTCGTAAAGTTTCGTAGGGGTGTGCTCGTTATTACTTATTGGCCTTTCACCGGAGGTTATTCTGGGAAGGGCATCGTCTCAGGCAAGGGAATCAACAACCTTTGCAAATATCTCAAAACTGGAAAATAACTTCAAAACTGATTATTATGTAATGCCTTACAAATCCGAGAAGGTCAAGATTGCAGGTACGCAGTTCGACCTTCGCAGGAAACTGTCACCGGAACAGGTGCGTGCAGTTTCCATCCTGAGTTCCCAGGGCTATAGCCAGCGTCAGTTGGCTACGATGTTCGGGTGCAGTAAAAGCACCATCCAGCATATTCTCCACCCTGTTCCCAGGAGAGCCGCGTTTTCTCGTCCAACAGAATACTGGAATGAGGCCAAGCGGCGTTACCGTGCCAGAAAGCAACAATTATTCAAATCCGGTGCGCTCACCAAGAAACGGCGTGCCACAACAAAGAAAGCAGATGAAAAAGTATGAAGTAACCCTGTATTACCACACCAGTATCGAAGTGGTGGTTGAGGCTGAGGATGAGAAAGAAGCCATAGCCAATGCGTATTTAGAGGGCGGTAAATCAAAATATGACAAAGAATTTTTGAATAACGCCCAGGAAGACGGTGCTCCTACCGTTATTGAAATCGATGAGGAGGGATAGTTATGGCAAAGAAAAGCAATCCAATCAAGGAATGGCTGAAGGCCACCGTGATTCCGTCCGGCTTCAAGAAATCTGAATTTTCTCTGGGCGAGAACTATGTCCTGTTCTACGTGAAGGATATGCCGTTCTCCAGGAAGAATCGGATAAGCGCGTCATTGTCTCAGATTTTCCCCTCGTTCAGCTTTGAATGGGATCGTAATAAACTAAGCTGGTACTGATATGAGAGTGGAATGCCAAGGATGCTCCAACCTGGAGTGCACAGAAGTCAAGGGCAACTGGGGCCAAATTATCCCCGTCTATGATTGCCCAAAGAATAATGTAAATCACTGGGGACGCTGCAAGTTCCGCAATCCTCCGTTTGACCTCACTAATTTACGGCAGAAGTATGCTAACAAGAAATGAACGAATCCTGGTTGAAGCAATCAGGAATTCCCAGTTCATCGAAATCCGTCTCCCGGATTCTACTGGGGGTATGGATTATCGTATGAAATTCAGTAGTAAGAATTTGTGCCACGACATTGCGTTGGCGGTGCAGACACACTTTAATCGATTAGGAAAATGAAACAAAAAAGGGAAAGCCTTCACCTTACGCTTGGTGAGAATGCTGGTATAATGCTAATGGAGGTTGCTCAGGAGACTCTAATTTATAGCCTTAATCCAGAGAAGGCGTTAAGCACAATTAAAGACGTCTTGATTGGGTGCCCAGAACAACTTGCCTTGGAAGTTCTCGTTGGTCGAAAGGTAATTGTCGTTAATGACGATCAAGTATCTGTAAGCGTTGTTGATAGAGAACCGTGCCATTCAGATTATCCATTGCTTGATCCAGTCAAATGGTCTGATGAAAGAAAGGAAAAATTGCTTAAAGACGCTGGCGAACTTGCAGATGAGCTGTTTGATGTTATGAAGGAAATATCTGAGGAAAACGGTCACTTTGAAATCAGTGTCGATATTCTCGATTATGTCCGTCAATATGAAACAGGAAACCTTCGTAGTTTCTTGGACGAAATCCGTGAATACCCTGAAATAGATCGTGTTTTTGAAATAATTGCAGCTTCAAGGAATTTTACTCACGAATGCTACAACGCACTTAGCGTCTTCAGATTCCTTGCATCACATTATGACAACCATATTTCGTGCGATACGGATGAGATGGAGAATCTTTTGTCTCTGATTGTTAATCGAAGCAATATGCTGTTGACTTCAAACCTTAATGCAATTACAGCTGCCGTTACCGTTGGTATGCCAGGGAAGGACAATCGGCTTGAACAGTATCTTGAATCTGCGTTATCAATTCAAAAAACAATCGAAAATGGAATTAAACCAGTCCAGATTATATACAAATACGATGCTGGATGGCTTTCTCCAAATGGAGATTATTATGGATTGAATGGTGAAATCGCCAATATGCTTCACATCCAGATTGCTGATGCCCTTCAGGAAATCGGTATTGTTCCTAAAAATATTGATGGACATAACCCTGATAGTTGGCTGAGCTGTCACGGATGGGTAAAAATTCATCACGATCATATTCTATATGATGGTTACTATCAGGCCGCATTTGGTATGGAACTCATACCATTGACAGAGATTCAAATCAAGAAGATTGCTTTGTATGGCAATACGTGCTATGGCGGTATTCTCAGATTTGGTTTTTCAATGGAAAGGCGAAGCGCGGCTCTTTTTGAATCCTGTGATGAAAGTGTAAGAGCAAGGCTATTAGATTATCAAGGTGTAAATAAATAATGAAATGAAACAACATTGTTACATTTTGTCGCTGATTTATATTGGCTTCGTGCTGGGAATCATTGTCGGCGGCTTATCGAAGCCCGTAGAGGCCAAAGAAATGCCTGAGCCGGTATAATACCCTTACGGACTGGAATGTTCTTCGGTTTGCCATAATGATGAAAGAAAGCCGGTTCAATCCTGATGATCAAGGTAGAATGAACGACTATGGCATCTTTCAGGTCACGCCCATTTATGTGGCCGAAGCCAACCGTTTATCTGAGGGAAATCATACCCTTGAAGATGTGTTCTCCATTGAGAAAAGCATCAGAATGTTTAGCATCGTCCAGGGGCGTTGCAATGGAGAATTTGTTTTCTATTGCTCTTCTTATGGGCGCGAAATTTCGTCAGATGAGATGGATAAAATGCTTGGATGTTTCTCCTCCGATCTAATCTCAGAAGGCTTTCTGGAAGGTGACTTGAACTGAAAAAAGTTGACAGTTTTGAGAGCATAAATCAAACGAGTCAAT